CCCGTTGACTGCCCTCGAACGCAGCCGGTAGCATCGCCGCTTGCGCTAGAACTTCATAAAAAGAAAACGTACTGCCCAATAACCTGTATTTACAGGTATACAGCATTACATAAGGAACTCACATGGAATTCAACAACGACCAGAAGGCTGCCATTCGCCGAGCGGTAGATGGCTTCCTAGAAAAAGACCTGCCAGGCCTGACCATCATCGGTGAAGGCGGGACAGGGAAAACCACCTGCGTCATGGACATAGCCGCCCAGCTGATCAAAGCCGGGCTCAAAGTTTTGTTCACCGCCCCAACCAACAAGGCCGTCAAGCAGCTTGAAAAGTCGGCGAAACGGTATGGCCTGACGCTGAATAACGTCGCCTTCCAGACCCTGCACAGCGCGCTGGGACTGGCCCTCCTTCCGTCCGAAGAGAACAAGTACGCCCACCGGCTGGGTCGCGGCGTGTTCCCGATCTTCGACGTTGTGGTGGTGGACGAGGCATCGATGCTCGGCAAGCGCGTCCTCTTCGACTACCTGCTGCCTGACGCCAAAGAGCACAACTGCAAACTGCTGTTCATGGGCGATGACATGCAGCTGCCACCGGTGAAGGAAAAGGAGTCGCTGGCCTTCAAGGTCTTCGACACGGTTCGGCTGACCCAGGTGGAACGGCAGGCTGCCGACAGCAACATCCTCACGCTCAGCGGCCTGCTGCGCACGGCGATGGCCAACAACAAGCCCTTTTTCTCGCCAGCGATCCAGGGCAACGGCGTCGAGGTGATCAAGTCAGCCGACTTCCTCAAGGAAGTGGTGAAGGCGTTCGACAAGGACACCGATCTCGATGAGCAGCGTGTTCTGGCCTGGTCCAATGCCCGGGTCGACGAGATCAACTCTGCTATCCGCCAGAAGCTGTTCGGCAGGGGCGCGCCGCGGTTCGTGGAAGGCGAACGGGTCGTCACCGGTGCACCAATCACCGACGGCGAGACGGTGTTACTCAGCACCGACGAGGAGTGCATCGTCCACCGGATCACCGAGTCGTCGATCGAGGACGAGGAGACCGGAGACAGCTACCGGACGCTGATGCTGGTCCTGAACCCGATTCACGCCGACATCGGCCAGGTGTTCGCCCACGTCCTCGACGACCGGGAAACGGATCGTTACTGGGACCGACTGAACCACCTCGCGTCCATGGCCAAGAAGCACCCCCAGGAAGCACGCATGTTCTGGGCGAAGTACCACGACTTCAAGGACCTGTTTGCGTCCATTCGCTACTGCTACTGCATCACGGTGCACCGCTCACAAGGCAGCACCTTCCGGCGAGCTTTCGTCGACCTGAACAACATCCTCAAGAACAACATCCGCGCTGAGCGGCAGCGACTCGTGTATGTGGCATTCAGCCGCCCGAGTCACGAGCTGCTGCTCAACAAGGGCAAGTACGTCGCGTGACCCAGAAATCAGAAGCTCGGGAGAGGCCCATGCAGATTCAACAAGTATCAGAAACAGACGCCCCCGCCCCGGTAAAAAGGATCGACTACGTCGAGCTCGCTCAGCACTACAACGCCCTGGAAGTGGGCAAGTCGCTGAAGCTCGGCCGGGTCTATAACACCACCCTCTTCCGCCAGAGCCTGCAACGCCGCGGCCTGGCTGACTCCGACGCCGAGGTCTATCAGCGCAAGGGCTCCTGCTACATCACCAGAAAGTCTGAAACGCTGATGGCGTGAGGGTGCCATGTACCATTTCCTGCAGTTCAAGCCGAACGCGAAGGAAGCCTGGCGCCTGTACGACGAGCGGCAGCTCTCCGGACTAGAGCAGCCGCCAGCCTTCATGACTGTCCTGAAGGTCGACCAGGATCCGGAAAACTTCGCTGAGAACGGCGAAGACCCGCTCGACCACGTCAAGTACATGGGACCTATGTACTTCGACTTCGACGGCCCTGACCTGGATGCCGTCCTCGAGTCGGTCCGCACCGTCCTGACCCACCTGACGAAGAAGTTGGACATCGACAAGTCCTTCGTTCATTGCTGGCTGTCCGGGAAGAAAGGCGTGCACGTTACGGTGCCGGCCCGGGTCTTCGGACTGAAGGCGCCGGTGAAGGCCCTCCCGCTGATCTACCGCGAAGTCGCAGAGACGATGAAAGTCGAGCACCTCGACATGGTCGTCTACTCGGCGGGCCGCGGCCGGATGTGGCGGTGCGAGAACATCCAGCGCCCCACAGGCACGTTCAAGGTCGGAGTGACCTACGACGAGCTGGTCGACATGGACAGCGAGCAGTACGCCACGCTGGTAGCCCAGCCGCGCCCGTCGATGGCGCTGAACGAGCCGTCTGATTCGGTGATCTTCCCCAAGGCCGAGGCGCTGTTCAAAGCGGCGCGCATCCGGGCGGCCAAGCGGGTCAAGGCGATGAAGTCGTCCGTGGTAGTGCCGAAGGAAAAGCTGCAGGCCCTGACAGAGGTCCCAGGCTGTATCCAGAAGCTGATCACCGAGGGCGACTCACCAGAGTCGAATTGGAACCAGGCTGCGATGCAGGTCGCCGCGTATGTGGCAGCGCGCTACGAGCGAGACGACGCCGACGAGTACACCGCCGACATCGTAGAGCCGTTCGTGACCAACGTGGAGAGCAGCGCCCGGCCCTCGGCAAAGGAGCGCCGCAAGCATGTGGAAGGGATGCTCAACCGGGCCTTCACCGGCCGGCTGAAATTCCTCCCAGGACCGCTGATCGCAACGATCGGCAAGCCATGCGGACACTGCATCATCTGCCGCGGCGACGTTGAGAACCCAGAGCAGAAGGGCAGCGACGATGAGGACGACTTTGACCCTCGGACAAGCATCAGGGCCGCCACTATCGGCTACTACCTGGAGAACGAAGGCAGCGGGCGCAAGCTGACCACCTTCACCTTCTGGCCGCACACCGAGGTGTATGACCTTGAGGACGTCTCCGCCGATCAGGTGTTGTTCAAGGAGTCGCCGCGCAGGGCCTACATCGGAAAGCTGATCGATGACCTTGGCCAAGTGGTCGAGGATCACGAGATGCCCGAGGAAGCGTGGTCGTCAAAGCGGTCGTTGATCAGCGCGATCAGTGGGCGCAACAGCGCGACAGTCACCGCCTCCGACGCAGACATCCAGAACCTGCTGCGTGCCGTCCAGGAATTGGGCCGGCGCAAAGCTGAACAGCAAGGCAAGGAAATCGAGAAGATGGTTCGCACCCAACTGTGCGGGGTGCTGCTTGACCGGCGCAGGGACAAAGTGGTCGCCCACTACGTCGAGGACGCTGGCTCCTGCACCTCTGCAGGCAAAGTCAGCCGGTACTACTACAACGGCGACCCCAAGCAATCGCCGAAGCTGCTGTCTGAAGACTACCCCTACGAGGATGACACCGATCTCGAAGAGGCGATCTTCCACCTGACCAAGGTGAACGAGGCTCACAGCATTGGCGCGGTGATCGGCTGGCACGTCGCCTGCCACTTCCGCGAGCACATCCAGTTCAACGAAGTGCAGTTCCCGCTGCTGAACATCAGCGGGAACGCCAGCGCTGGCAAGACCTCGCTGGCAATCCTGGCGAGCTTTCTGAACGGCATGGACTACGGCAAGGCGGACTTCATGAACGTCGAGGTTTCGACGATCTATCCGCTGGTTCGGTTTGTGTCCAGCAGCAGCACCGTGCCCCGCCTGGTTGAGGAGGTCAACCCGGCGAACATCGGCGTCGGCATGTACGGCAAGATCCTCGGCATCCTGAAAGCTGCATGGAACCGGGCTCCGGTCCCGCGCGGAAAGCTCAGCGAGAAGGGGGTCGGGATCTCCGCCGACCGCGTCAGTTCACCGATCGTCTACACCAGCGAGCAGACGGCCACCGTGCCATCCCTGCGCAGCCGGACCGTAGAGGTGAAGCTCACGTCGAAGGCGCTGATGAACGACCAGTACAGGTTCCATTACGCGGAAGCGGCAAAGCGCCGCCACGCGCTGATGAGAATGGCCAAGGCGCTGGTCACCAAAGCTGTAAATATGGCCCCGGAGCAGGTCCTGGAGGTGTTCGACAGCACTGCCCATTTGGTGCCGGACAGCATCGGCCCGCGCCCCAAATGGGGCTACCAGACAGCGCTTACCGGGCTCGCCCTTCTCGCCAAGACGATGGACGACTACGAGGTCAAGGGTCGTGAGCATGTCGACGAACTGTTCAACGCCCTCTCAGGCTTCCTGTCCAGCAATGCCGGCGAGATGGAGAAGGAGAAGTCCATCTCCGAGGTCGACCGAGTCCTCAGCACGCTGAACCAGATGGCGGAGGATCCAGAGGACCGCCAGACAGGTCTGCGAGCTGGTGACCACTACTGGCGCCAAGGGAACAGCCTGTTCCTGGTGATCTCGTCCTGCCTGCCCCGCTACTGCCGCTACGCCAAGACGCTCGGGGACATCCCGGTGATCAAGGAAGCGCGGCAGATGACCAGCCTGCTGGAGGGCGAAGTGTACTTCGACCGGCGTGAACAACACCCCCACAAGGAGGGCGTCGACGTCCACGTCATCAACCTGTCGGCCGTGCGCAGCAAGGGCACGCCGCTAACCAACTTCCAAGATGACACCGAGCCAGCGGAAGTCTGAGCGCGGCAGAAGTAGGGGCTTCGGCCCCGAAGGAGACAAGAAAATGCGTAATGCCGACCCAGTGGATGAAGCAGCCGACGTAGCAGCTGAGAACCTCGAGCGCTTTATCGCCGCTGCGCGGGCCGAGGCAGAGCCGCGCTTGCAGGCGAAAGGCTCTTGCTACTACTGCGACGAGCCGCTCGGCGCCGGACTCAGGTTCTGCGATGAGTTCTGCCGCGGTGACTACGACCACCTCATGACCCGGAGAAAGGTCAATGGCATCAAGCCTTAGCGATCTGATGCTAGCCAGCGGGGTGACCAATTACCCTGTCTGGTTCGATAAGGTGCAGCTGCCCTTCTGGCCGATGCCGCACCAAATGGAGCAGGTGAAGCTCTACGCCCGGAACATGAGGTTCATGGATGCCGGGGATCCGGGCTGCGTTGACGCAGATACAGAGTACCTGACGCCGACAGGGTGGAGACGAATCTGTGACTACCGAGAGGGAGACCTGGTAGCCCAATTCCACCCTGACGACAGGACGATGTCCTTCGCGCAACCACTTCGCTACATCAGCGAGCCCTGCGACATGATGTACCACGTCAACCCCCGCTCTGGGCCTGAGATGATCCTCAGCCCGGAGCACCGCGTTCTGCACTTTGGGCAAGACGGGATAAGGTACAGGACAGACAGCATGGAGAGCGTTAAAGAAATCCATGAACGGCATGTGAATGGGTTCCGTGGGTATATCTGCACCACCCCAGCATACAGCGGCACAGAGAGAATCCCCCTCTCCGACGAGGAGCTTAGGGTTCAGATCATGGTGTGCGCGGACGGCCACTTCACGGCCGGAAGCGGTACCCGCTGCAATGTGAGAGTCCTCAAAGAGCGAAAGAAGGCCAGGTGCAGGCAGCTCCTAGAGGCCGCCGGGATACCCTTCAAGGAGTACAGCGCGCCGAGAAAGTACAGCGTTTTCACTTTCTACGCGCCGCAGCGAGAGAAGTCGTTCGTCGGGTGTTGGTGGAAAGCTCCAGAGGATCAGAAGCTGATCATCTTGGACGAGGTTCCTCACTGGGACGGAACCGCCTGCTCGGGAGGGTCGTTCAAGTTCTCCACCACACTACGGGAGGATGCAGATTTCATTCAGTTTGTGGCGGTTACCTGCGGCCGGAATGCCAGGGTAACAAGGCGCTGGCACACCATCGGAGACCACTCTTTCTTCGAGTACAAGGTGCACGTCTCGGGCGTAGGAAGGCTGCAGGGGTTTTACAGCAGCGAATCGAAGACCGAAATCACCACTGTGGTGCCGAAAGGCCGCAGAAAATTTTGCTTCACCATGCCGTCAGGCTTTCTGGTCCTACGCTGCAACGGGAGGGTTTTCACGACGGGCAACTGCGGAAAAACTTTTCCGGCGCAAATTCACGCAGTTCTGATGGCGGCCCTGGGAAACAAGGTCGTCTTCTCGATGCCACCGAAGCTGATCGTCCAGTTCTACGAGGAGCTGAAGGACTTCTTCGTCGGGATCGATAACCACCTGAAAGTCGCTCATCTGGACGTGCCGGCCACGCAGAAGAAGAAGCTGATCGATCAGTGGGATGCTGAAGGCTGGCCGGACATCCTGATCATGTCCTATGACATCTACCGGGTGCTGAATGACCGTTCCCCTACCAAGGCGATCGGTGCCAACCTGTGGTTCCGGCAAGACGGCAGCCCCTACTTCAAGGTCGCCGGAGAGCCTTACGATCGAACAGCCAAACCCTTCACGAAGGATGGCCGAGAGATCAACAAACGCGGCAGGGCCCGCAACCCGTTCCAGTTCAAGCTCAAGCGGTCAGGCTACAACGTGCTCTTCTTCGACGAGGCGCATGCGCTTTGCGGAGTTGATTCGATCCTTTCGACCTCAGTGGCCGAGATGAGCGCGCAGCTGGGTGATGAGGTAGCGATCTACCTGATGACCGGCACGCCGGTGCCGACCCACCTGGAGGACGTCTACGGCATCATCCGGCTGATCAACCCTGGCGCGTATGGCAACAAAGCCGCCTTCGAGCGGCAGCACTGCGAGATCCAGACCTTCTCCGTGAACAACGGCAAGAAGGACGTTAAGGTCAAGAAAATCGTCGCGTATCACAACACCGAGAAGGCCTACCAGGCGCTCTACAAGAACGCACGGCGGGTCCAGAAGCGGGATGTGATCCAGATGCCTGACCCGCTGATCACGCAGATCAAAGTGCACCTGACGGGGGCTCACAAGAAGCTCTACAAGAAGATCATCAACGACCGATTCGCCATCCTCGGTGACAAGGTCCTGATGCCGGACAACCAGAGCGCACTACGCCACCTGGCCCTGCAGTTGATCAGCTGCCCTGATGAGTTCGACCAAAGCGTCAGCATGGACAACGACCTCGCCAAGGCCTGCGACACGCTGCTGGACAGCATCAACCCTGGCAACCACAAGGTCATCATCTTCGCTTACTACAAGCGGACGATCGACTTCCTGGCCAAGCGCTACGCCCACTGGAACCCGGCAGTGCTCTACGGTGGGTCGGATCGGAGCCAGGTCGAGAAGTTCAAGACCGACCCCAGCTGCCGGATCTTCGTGATCAACTGGATCGCCGGCGGCGCCGGCCTGAACCTGCAGTGTGCCTCCCACAGCATCTTCTACGAATGTCCGACCTCCCCCAAGGACGCCAAGCAGGCCATTGCCCGCACCGACCGAAAGGGGCAGGAGAACATCGTGAACGTCTATTTCCTTCGGGTGATGGGAACCTTACTCGACAGGAACTTCAAGAACCTCCTCAAAAACGAGGAGGAAAACAACCAGATCGTGCGGGATCGGAAAGATCTGCTGCACGAGCTGCTCCACTGAGGCGTCCGCCTCATTGTTGACGGCCTGGGAATCGGCCTGTATAAAGCCACGACCGTATTCCTGTATTTCTGTAGATACAGCGATGCGGACAACTGACGATCTAAAAGGAAAATGACCATGGCACTCGCACGCCCTCAAGTAACCAAGACCCAAGACGAAGCTGAAACCCTGAACACTGCCGGTGTGGAAGCCACCGCAACCGCCGCTGTCGCTGAGCCGGAGGTCGTCTCCGAGGCAGCTTCCGAAGCTGTTGCTTCCAGCGAGCCGATGACCGAGAAAGGCGTTGAAGCCACCCAGGCTGTAGCCGTCGCTGAACCCGCTGAGCAGAAGGCCGTTTCGGTCACCGAGCAGCGCACCAACGCCATGGCACAGTTCTCCGCAGACCAGGCAGCTGCCGGCTTCGAAGGTCTGGACCTGACCGGTATGTCCTTCGACCGCATCAAGATGCACGAAGGCAAGTTCCTGCTGGGCAGCGAAGAGGCAGAGCTTGGCACCGAGTTCGACTGCGTGATCCACAGCACCCGCCGCCTGTACGTTGTTCGCCAGAGCACCGACCAGGACGCCGAGTCCTACTACTCCTACGACGCCACCGGCGCGACGTTCACCGACGGCAGCTGCGCGGCCGAGAAGCTGCAGGACTGGGCCGACGAAGGCTACGGCGGCGAGGAGTCCCCGCTCGACATCAAGGAATACCTTGAGGCCATGGCCACGCTGGTCAACCGCGACGACGAGTACGACCAGCAGATGGTCATGCTGAGCATCCCGCCGGCCTCCAAGGCCCGCCTCGCCGGCGCAGCTGCTCAGGCCTACACCAAGATGCGCGGCGCCCGCCTGGACCAGGTGGTGACCCAGTGCCAGGTCGGCAAGAAGGTTGGTGAAGGCACCAAGGCGTTCCGCCCGTGGGTCTTCAAGATCACCAGCCGCTACGAAGGCTGATTGATCGGCTGTAGCTCAAAGGCCGCCGGGGCGTAAAAGCCCGGCGGCCTTTTTACCAAGGCATAACCTGTATTTACAGGGATAAAGGAAAGAGCATGGACAATCAACACAAGAAGATTACCGGATACCGCGACCTCACCCAGTCAGAAATCGACGGTATGAATTCCATCAAGTCGCTGGAAGCCGACGCCGGCAACCTGTTCAAGCAGATTAGTGAAATTGAAGGTGTGGACCCCCGACTCCTCTCGCTGGCCAAGACTAACTTGCAACAAGGCTTCATGTGGTTTGTTCGCTCAATCGCCAAACCTGCAGACCCCTTCGCATGAGGTCGCGGGCATGAAAGCCGAGTTCATCTCAAACATGGGCAGCGACGGCACCGTCTGTGATGCCGCCCGCGTCAGCTTCGACAAGGCCGCCAGCAACTACACGGCGGACCAAAACGCCCGCCTGATCAAGTACCTGGCCTCCCACGGCCACTTCACACCGTTCACTCACCCGCAGATCACGCTGCGCTACACCGTGCCTATCTTCGTCGCTCGGCAGGAGTTCAAGCACATCGTGGGGTTCACCCGGAATGAAGTGAGCCGCCGGTATGTGGACGACACCCCAGAGTTCTTCAAGCCGGAAGTCTGGCGCAGCCGTCCCGAAGGTAGCGTGAAGCAGGGCAGTGGAGGCGCTCACCCAAGAAGCGACACCGTCAAGGAAGCCTACGAGAACCTGATCGGCGCTATGTCCACCTGCTATGAGTCGATGATCAACATCGGTGTTGCACCCGAGCAGGCCCGCATGGTCCTTCCGCAGTCCATGTACACCAGCTACTACGTCACCGGCAGCCTCGCTGCGTTTGCGCGGTTCTACAACCAGCGCAGCGACAGCCACGCCCAGGTCGAGATCCAGCAGCTGGCCGAGCAGGTCAACGAGATCATCGCCCCGCTGTATCCGGTCAGCTGGGCAGCTCTCACAGGCAAATGAACCCCTCCGGCGCGGAGGGCGCCGGGAAAATAGAAGCGAAGAAAAATGCCACCACTAAGCACAATAGAAAGCCCGACGGACTCCTATGTCACCCGCTATCCGTGGGCAGTAGAGATGGCCATCGAGCAGCAAGACATCTTCTGGCCAGCTCACGAGTTGGGTGTCGAGGAAGATGAGGCGGACTTCCGGGTCAACTTGAACGAAGCTGAGCGTCACGGAGTGTTGACTGCTCAATCGATCCTCACCAAATACGAGCTGATGATCGGCGGCGACGAGATGTGGGGTGGCAAGATTGCCCGCCTGTTCCCGCGTCCCGACATTCAGCGGATGTGCGCCTCTTTCGCCAACGTCGAGCTGAACAGTCATGCGCCGTTTTATGCGATCGGCAACCAGGTGATGGGGCTGGACACCGACGAGTTCTACTCGCAGTGGCGTCACGACCCAGTGCTGGCTGAGCGAATCGCGTTTATCGCCAAGTGCGCGGAAAGCGACGACGCGCTGGAAGTCACAGCTGCGCTGGCATTTTTCGAGGGGGCTGTACTCTTCAGTAACTTCGGGTTCTTCAAAGGCTTCAACGCCCGTGGCTACAACCTGATCCCCCACTTCGTGTCGGGTATCGATGGCAGCGCGAAGGACGAGAATTTCCACAGCCTCGCTTCCTCCTACCTGTTTAAGCAGTGCAAGGCCGAGCGCATCGAGAATGGCAATCACAGCGCCGAAGACGAAGTCCGCCTGCAGGCTGTGATCTGGGAGATGGCCAACCAGGTTGCACTTCACGAGCGCCAGATCACCACCAAGCTGTTCGAGGTGCCCGGCAACCGCGTCGTGGCCGAGCAGGAAGTCGTCGAGTTCTTCCAGGACCGCATAGACATCGTCCTTGCTCGATTGGATATGCCCCCCATGTTCGGGGGTGTGAAGAGCGTCATCAGCGGCTGGTTCTATCAGCAGCTCAGCACCGTCAAGGTGCCTGACTTCTTCGCCACGACTCAGCTGCAGTACCGACGCAACTGGGCCAAACACAAGCTGGTATTCGACATGGAGCTCGCAAATGGCCTTTGATCCCGTTGGTATTGATGCAGAAAACCTGCAGATGTTTGAGCGCCTGAGCGCCTACCGTAAAGCCGGTCAGGCCAGTGGCACTATCCCGCCGTGGTACACCACCCAGGGCCTGCAAATGTTCCTAGACGGCTACGCCGTGGAAGGCGAGCAGGATGTATGGGGCCGCCACCGAACTGTTGCCAAGACCCTCGCCCGTCACATGAAAGGGCGTGAGGCCGAGTGGGAGGAGAAGTTCTTCGACATCATGTGGTCAGGCCGTCTGTCCCCAGCATCCCCGGCCTTGGGCAACACTGGCACGACCCGCGGAATGATGGTCAGCTGCTCAGGCCAAGTGGTAGGCGACTCGGTCGATTCCTACTACACGAACCTGCGCCGCACCGCCCTACTGAGCCAGAACGGTTTCGGCACATCGGCCGACTTCTCGCAGATCCGCCCCCGTGGCAGCAAGATCAGCCGAGGAGGAAAGGCCAACGGCGCGGTTCCGGTCATGGAGCAGTTCTTCGATACGGCCGGCAAGATCCGCCAAGGCCGTCGCCGTGGCGCGGTAGCCGCGTACCTGGACATCGAGCACGGCGACTGGGACGAAGCGGCCGACGGCCTGCTGAACAGTCCGAATGGTAAGAACTACGGCTGGACCGTGCGTGACAGCTTCGTCGCTCGCCTCAAGGCTGGTGAAGAAGACGCACACCGCAGGTTCTCCAAGGCCCTGTACGTCAAGCTGGTCACCGGCAAGGGCTACTTCTTTTGCGTCGACAAGGCCAACCGCCACCGTCCTGCCATGTACAAGAAGTGGGGTTTGGGTGTTATCGCCACGAACCTATGCACTGAGATCATGCTGCACAGCTCGGACGAGTACGACTACAGCTGCATCCTCGCCAGCCTGAACCTGGCCCACGCTGACCAGATGATGATGGAAGAAGACACCACCATCTTTGACTCCACGGTGTTCTTGGACTGCCTGTGCAGTGAGTTCATCGAAGCGTCAGAAGGTGTGGCAGGTCTTGAAAAGGTTCGTGCCTTCACCATCATGGGCCGCGCTGTGGGGCTCGGCGTCATGGGTCTGCACACCTACTTCCAGATGAAGCGCATCCCGTATATCAGCCTGGAAGCGCAGTTCTTCGACAACGCCCTATTCAAGCGCATCCACGACGAGACGCTGCGTGCTTCGCAGTGGTTGGCCCAGGAATACGGTGAGCCTGAGTGGTGCAAGGGATTTGGTGTACGCAACACCCACCGGACAGCGCTGGCCCCGACCAAGTCGACCAGCCTGCTCATGGGAGGTGTGTCGGAAAGCTGGATGCCAGAACCTGCGATGATCTTCGACGCTGGCAGCGCAGTCGGCGAGCTTCGCCGCATCACTCCGGTGATCTACGAGCTGATGAAAGAGCGTGGCGTCTACAGCGAGGCCACGATTCAGGACATCATCGAACACATGGGTAGCGTCCAGCACGTTGACTGGCTGACCGATGAAGAGAAGTTGGTCTTCTTGACCGCCTTCGAGATGGACCAGGATATCCTTCTACGCAGAGCCAGCAGCCGCCAGAAGCACTTGTGCCAAGGGCAATCGCTGAACTTCTTCGTGCCGGAGGACGGCTGCGAGGAGAAGGTGGCCAGGTTGATGACCAAGACGATCTGTGACGAAAACATCCTCTCCCAATACTACATCTACTCGAGGTCTGGAGTGGTTGTAAAAGACGAGTGCGTGGCCTGCTCGGCCTAACTTCAAAGCACCATAACCTGTATTTACGGGCCGGGAATCGCCCGTATTTAAGGAGTTCACGATGGAAGACACTACATCCTACTCGATTCTCGATTTCCGTGCGGTCGTAAAGCACGCCTACTACGGCGCTTCCGACCCCGAGGCCATCTTCTGCGAAGAAACTGGCCGCCGATTCCCGACCTGGCAGTGCGCTGCCCAAGGGCTGATCAGCCGCTACATCGAGCCGATCATTCAGCAGGGTGGCAGCCCCCGGACGCTGATCGTCGCCCAGGACATGGGCAAGGACTACCGCTCCGCGATCTACCCGGAATACAAGGCGCAGCGCGCCAACGTCGTCAAAAGCCCGATCGAGGTCGAGCAGTGCAACCTGCTATTCGACTGGGCCAAGAAGTTCTTCTCGGCAATCGGCGCCACTCAGATCGGCGTCAAGGGCGTAGAGGCGGATGACGTCATCGCCTGGCTGTGCCAGCGCATCACCTACCCGAAGGCGGTGTACACGGTCGACGCCGACCTGCTGCAGCTGTGCAACGACTCCACCATCGTCTACCTGAAGAACGAGCCACACTTCGGCGACGGTGAGCACAACGGCGTCCCGTACAAGCTGACCAGCATCGCCAAGTCGATCCTGGGCGACACCAGCGACAACTACGGTGGCGTGAAGGGTCTGGGCCCGGCCAAGTTCGCAGCGCTGCTGGAGAACTACGGGGTCGATGGTGTCGAGGAACTGCGCGACATCGTCGACACCGGCCGCACAGAGCTGCTGGACCAGGCCATCGAGGCCACCGGCGACAAGACCCTCATCAAGCTGCGCGAGCAGTTCGGCGAGTGGCGGACCATGTGGCGCCTGGCCAACCTGCACCCTGAACTGTGTTGGAAGCCGCGGGCCAAGAAGCTAATCACTCCGCTGATCCACAAGCGCATCCCGAACGCTCAGCATGCCTACAGCCTGTTGCAAGCCGCCGGCGCCGAGGACCTGTGGGACACGCTGTTCGCAGCTCTGCTGCCCAACCAGATCGCCATCACCAGCGACAACTGGGCGGAGATGCGTGACGCCATCCTGGCCGAGATCGAGGCCGGCGACGTCACCACGTTCGACTACGAGTCGTCCAACAAGGACCCGATCCCAGAGTTCGCCCAGGCTTCCACCCAGGGCGACAAGTTCGTTGACGTGCTCAGCCAGGAGCTGACCGGTGCCTCGTTCCAGTTCGGCCGGCACCTGGAGAACGTGATCTACATCCCGGTCGACCACAAGGACAGCCCGAACCTGCCGAAGGCGGTCATCGCCGAGATCCTGGAGCACGCCGCTGCCCACACCCAGCTTGTTGCGCACAACGCCAACTTCGAAGGCGTCGTCAGCCAGACCAACCTGAACCTGCAGCTCAAGAACGTCCACGACACCCGGCTGATGCAGCGGTATGTCAACGAGAACATGGAAGCCGGCCTCAAGTCGCTGTCGCTCAACTACCTGAACTACGAGCAAGCGACCTACGAGGAAACCCTGGCTGCCGGCAACGGTGGTGAAGGCGCAGCCAACATGAGCGAGCTGACCCTGGACGAGGTGTTCAGCTATGGCGCCGACGACGCCCAAGTCACCGGCTCGCTGTACGACCTGCTGAAGCTCCTGCTGCAGCTCGACGAGCAATGGGAGTTCTACCAGCGCTGGGCGGTCAACCCGACCGTCGTCCTGCAGCATGCCTACATCAAGGGCGTGGACATCAACTGGCCGCTGCAGAAGCGCCTGCATGAGCGGGACCTGAAACAGGTCGAGGAAGGGATGGCCGAACTGCGCGCCATCCTGCAGGAGAACGTCACTGGCAACATCACCGAGGGCTGCAAGTCGTTCATCGAAGCCGAGAAGGACTTCATCTACCGGTCGGCCAAGAAGAAAGCTGAGGGCGACACTGAAACAGCCAAGCAGAAGCTGTACGAGTGGCAGCTGAAGCAGGAGCAAGCCTGTCAGTACGTCCCGTACCGCGAGGAGCGGGTGATGCCGGCGTTCGCGCTGACTGCCAAGCAGCTCTCTGCCGCGGCACTGGCGGTTGGCCTGCCGGAAGTCACCAAGGTCACGGCTTCTGGGCTCTCCGAGTACCTGGAGCAGTGTGGCCTGGACGGCGCCGGTGCCGACATGCCGGCGGATCCTCGCCAGGCTGAATTCCTGTCGGCGCTGGTCAAGGCCATGGAGCGCGGCGCTCTGAAATTGAAGGCGCTGGAAACCAAGGCCGAGGACCACAACAGCGACGAGAAAGCCGCCAAGTCCGCCGAACAGGCCCGCAAGGCATTCGACCAGCTCGGCGAGGTCGTGCAGCGCCTGGCCGGCGTCGAGGCCAAGGTGATCAAGGTCGGCGATGAGCTCAACACCGGATCTCCAGTGCAGATGCAGCAGCTGCTCTACTGCAAGATCGGCGTCCCAGTTCGCCTGCGCGGCAAGGCCGCCGGCAAGGGCCGGCTGATGGTTGGCATCACCGAGGCTGGCCCGTCCACCGACGAGACCGCCATCGAGACGGCGATCGCCAACGACATCGAGCCAGGCAGCTGGCAGCACAACGCCCTGCGCGCCCTGCTGAAGGTCAAGTCGGCCAGCACCCGCATCAGCCTGTACCACGACAAGTACCCGCTGTGGAAACACCGGGACGGCAAGCTGCACCCGTCGTTCACCGACGCCGGCACCGACACCCGTCGCCCCACCGGCTCCGCGCCGAACGTGCTGCAGGTGTCGAAGAAGGACAAGTCGATGCGCAGCATGTTCGTGCCGCCGTCGCCTGACCACGTCGTGGTGGCCATCGACTACAACGGCCAGGAGCTGCGCCTGCTGGCGTGCGAGTCGGGCGATCCGGTGATGATCGATGCCTACGACCCGGCGGATGAAAAGGACCTGCACAGCGTAACCGGCTCCGGTATCGCCAAGCTGAAGTCCACCAAGCCCGGCGACGACAAGGACGACCTGGCCACCCTCAGCGAGTTCCAGGCGTTCAACGAGGCCCGCAGCCTCGATGATCACCCGCTGAACAAGCTGGCCTCCGGCATCCGCAAGTCGGCCAAGGGCGTCAACTTCGGTCTGGCCTACGGCGCTGGCCCGGCCACCCTCTCCCGCAACCTGATCGTCCCGATCGACGAGGCGAAGGAACTGCTGGATGGCGCGATGACGCTGTACGCCAGAATCCCGCAGTGGCAAGAGGAAACCGCGCGGTTCATGGAGAAGAACGGCTTCACGCTGACTGCCTTCGGCACCAAGCGCCACGCCACCGAGGACATCTTCGCCAAGGACCACGGCAAGGTCAGCCGCCAGCACCGCCAAGGCACCAACGCAACGATCCAGGGCACTGCCGCAGAGATGCTGCGCATCGTCCTGACCAAGATCGTCGAGCGCGGCTTGCTGGACCGCCTGGACATGGTCTTCTTCGCGCCGATCTACGACGAGACGGTCGCCTTCGTCCACAAGGACGACGTCGCCGAGTACTGCCGTGAGATGAACGAGATCATGAGCAGCGCGACACCGCCAGGCCATGCCGTTCCGCAGTGTCCGGAATTCTCCATCGGACCGGACTGGGGCCGTGTGCACGAGCTGGGTCGCTACCCAGGCGACGAGAAAATCATGGAGGCCGTGGAGCGCAGCCTCGAAGAAGCCAAAGAAATCTGGGCCGAGATCCGCGGCGCAGAACTGGAAGAGAAGGAGGCTGCATGATCGGCGCAACTCTCAAATCGTTGATTCAACGAGCTGACCCCAAGGCAGTGGCAGACCTGCAGCGGAAGGTGAACGCCCTCGAACAGGAGCTGGCCCAGGCCCGCTCCAACCTCAAGTTGGCATCAGCAGCGCAGGGCGCGCTGCACCGCCGCTCCGAGGCGCTAAGGAAGGAACACCCTGATCTGTGGAAGCGCTTTTTCACCCGTGAAGGTGATGCGATGCGCGCGAAGGCTGCCGCCGGGGGTGATCGCTGATGCTGGTCTTCGCCCACGACTATGAAACCACCGGGGTGAACACAGCCAAGTGCGGGGTCGTGCAAGCGGCCCTGTGCTTCGCCACGCTTCACGAGGACGGCCGCTACAGCATCCTGGAAAAGGACGTGCAGCTACTCCACCCGGGCGAGCCTATTCCGTCCGGCGCCAGTGGGGTGCACGGCATCTACGACCACCACGTCGAAGATAAGCCGCACTGGGAGAGCTACCTGGCTGAACAGTTCGAGCTGGTCAACGACACCGCCATCCAGGCTGTGCTCGGCTACAACAGCGCCGCTTTCGACGACAAGCTGGCCCGCCGCTGCGGCCTTGCCGAGTTCCCGTCGATCGACCTGATGGTGGCCACCCGCCGCTTCAAGAACGCAGGTCTCTTACCGAAGGCCAACCTTGGCACTGCCTACGAGGTGCTCACCGGTCGGAAGGCTGAGAATGCCCACGATGCCTTCGCCGACATCGTGATGACGCTGGATCTGATCCAGCCGTCGATCGAGAAGGCCAACTGCAGCTCGCTCAGCGAGTTCATCGCATGGATGCGCGAGCCCTGGGCGACGACGTCGATGGAGATGCCCTACGGCAAGCACAAGGGCGTGAAGCTGTGCAACCTGCCCAAGTCCTACGTACGCTGGGCGCTGGAGAACATGGACAACCTGAGTCCGGATCTGCAGCTCGGCCTGGAGATGGTGCGATGACAGTGGACAATCCGAACATCAGCATCCCTCGGCCGATTTCCAGTCCTGAGCCAGAGGAGGCACTCAACTACGAGTACACCGGCAGCAGTGTCAGCTACTACAGCGCGGAGGTCCGGAATCCGACCACCCCTGGGCGCGAGCCTTACACTGCAGAATGCAACGACATCATCGAAGCTCTGGATATGAACTTCGCTGAGGGCAACGCATTCAAGGCCCTCTGGCGCCGCGCTGCAGCGCGCCAAGGTCGGTCCAAGCGGCACTACACCGACGGCCTCTACGACGCAGAGAAGGTGGTGTTCTTCGGCGAACGCCTGGTCGTTCAGGAGAAGGCCTGATGTCCACCGACATAGGCAAGATCTTCGAGAAGGAGATCCAGAAGGTGTTCCGCGCCCTGCGCGAGAGCCACCTTCTGGGCTGGCACCGCCTGGCCGACACCGGCGCCGCCGGCGGGTCCATCGTGGCTGCACAGCCGAGTGACTACCTGCTGGCCCTGCCGGCAGGTGCTCGCTCACCGCTGGCCGGCCAGCGGCTGTTCTTCTGCGAGGTGAAGGCCAGCGAGAAGAACTCGACGCTGACCAAGCAGGCGATGCAGCCGGCCCAGCGCGGCGCCATCTCGTTCTACCGGGAGCTGCTCAAGCTCCCATACCTGGTCCTGTTCTACGACGCGGAGCGCGGCGTGATCCAGGTCTGGGACGGCGCCGCAGTGGTACAGGAGGAGCGAATCAGCAAGGACTACCTGCTGGCCTCCATCGAGAATGCCGGCCACGGCGTAAAGCTGAACGCGGACGTCGTCAGTCGAGGGCTGGTGGACTACTTCGCACTGCCCACGATGGCCGCTACTCTTGCAAGCCAACCTGTATTGCTGTAAATACAGCAACCCGTAACAACGGAAGCACAACATGAAAGTATTGAAGGAAGTCACGCTCTTCAAGAACCACGGCGGAAAGACCGGGGACTGGAAGATTCAGGCGGTTGTCGCTGAAACTCGGGAACTGAACCCGCCAGCCCATCTCGTCATCTCGCACACCAAGGTCATCGGCGGAGCAGCCGTGACCAAGGAAGTGCCGGTGGAAGGCAAGAACATCGGCCGTGCCAACCAAACCACCCCTGCGCAGCAGGCGGTGATGGAGCTGGACAGCCGCGTCAACAAGCAGCTCGACAAGGGCTACGTCCGCACACTCGAGGAAGCGAGCGCGCCGGCCACCAACGCCCTGGGCCTGGAAAAGCCGATGCTGGCCCACCCGATCGACAAGGTGAAACCGGAATCCATAGACTGGGAGAACGCATTCGCTCAACCAAAGGTCGACGGCCACCGCTGCCTAGCAAACGGCATTCTTTACAGCAGAAACGGCAAGGAAATCCTTCTGCCGCACATCCGGGACTTCCTCGGAGACTGTGGGCTGCTGGACAAGAGATTGGACGGAGAACTGTACGTCCACGGGATGATGCTGCAGGACATCGGTAGCCTGGTGAAGAAGCCTCGCGAAGAGTCCTTGAAGCTGCAGTACCACGTCTACGACATCATGCGGCCAGCCCCCTACGTCGAACGCCGGAGTGAGTTGGACGAGCTTCTCGGCAAGGTTGCTGTTGGCGACTCCCCTATCCGATTGCTGACTACCGAACGGGTTCGGGATCGCTCCGCCCTCAACGACCTCCACGCCTACTGGCTCGAAGCCGGCTTCGAGGGTTCCATCCTCCGCCACGGCCTGACGGGCTACGAGGCCGACAAGCGTTCGAGCAGCCTGCTCAAACTCAAGGACATGGAAGATTCTGAAGCCATCGTCATCGCGGTGGAGCGCGGCACGCCCAACGGCGCCTTCGAGGTCCCGGTATGGGTCCTGCAGATGCCCTGCGGCAAAACCTTCAAGGCCACCGCCCACGGCACGATGCAGCAGAAGCATGCGCAATGGGAGATGCGCCACGTCCACATCGGACAGGCCCTTACCTACCAGCACTTCGGCCACAGCAAGGACGGTATCCCGCTGCTGCCGGTGGCCCTGCGCTGGAGGGAGGACGTATGAGCCCGAGCATGAAACGAGGCCTGCGCAGCCTTGCTGACGGAATTGGTTCAGCAGTCGGAAAGGCAGTGTTGGTGACCTCCGTCGGCTTACTATTCGGCTACGGCGCCACCCTCGGATTCATCTTGGCGCTTCGGGTAGTGCTGTGACCCGCCGCGCCCTCCGCCACTTCGCTATCGCCCTCCTCGCCGCGCAAGCGGCGGGCTGGGCTCTTAGTGCCGTAATTACAGGAAGCCTGTTATGACGACGTATACGCTCTTCACTGATCCGCACTTGGGAACCAGGCGCGCGGCCCACACCACCCGAGACTCCTCGAAAAAGCTGACCCTCTCCTTGTTCAAGCAGGCGTGGGACATCATCGAAGACGCTGAAAACCCGGTATGCCTTGGGGACTTGTTCGATCGCAGCCAGAATTCAGAGGACGTCCTCGTTCAGGGGTATGAGATCGCCAGCAATTGCCGCTGGGTGCTGGCAGGGAACCACGATGAGAGTAATAGGGCTGACACGGTAACCAGCCTCCGCGCACTCCAGGAAATGGGCTGTCCGGTCATCTCGTCCCCTAGCCTGTCGGCGCCATACTTCTTTGCGGACGGCCCCATGTATTTCGTCCCACACCACGCCAGTCAGGAGCTGTTCGAGCAGGCGATGCTTGAGGCAGCGTCTCGGGCTGGGAGCGAGCGCGCCGGGCGGGCCAGCGTGTTGATGCTGCACTGCAACTACGACCAGCCCTTCGCCACCGAGGACGACACCCTCAACCTGTCGCCGGCAATCGCGCAGAAGTTGTTGGAGTCGTTCGACTACATCTTCCTCGGCCACGAGCACAAGCCGTCCACCCACTTCGACGGCCGCGTGGTGATCCTCGGAAACTCCCACGTCACCAGCTTCGCAGACATCAGCGACAAGTTCTCCTACCAGCTGGAGATCACCGACGACAGCATTGATCTCGCCAAAACCCGCATCTGGTCCAAGGACGAGCGCTTCGCGCCAGTCATGTTCGGGCAGGACCTGCCGGACCTGAGTGGCGTGCAGTTCATCGACGTGATTGGCGCTGCGGACGAGGCCGTGGCTGTCGCCGACTTCATGCAGATGGTGTGGGAGAGCGCCCCGGACGCATTGGCAGTTCGCAACAGCGTCTCGGTGGCCGGCGTGAACGTGGTCGACGACGAGGCGGAGAAGCCGGTTGTCGAGGATCTGCGCACCCGCATCAGCCGCGAGCTGGACGGAACTGACCTGGCTGACCTGTTCAGCGAGCTGGCGAAGGAGGTGGCGGTATGAAGCCAGCCCCACGCCCTTCCAGCGGCCTTGGCCCGCGCCTCGAGCAGCTGCTCCGAATCGAGGCTGAGTACGCCCCGCGCCTCTGCCTCAAGACCCTGCGTCTCCGGCTCTCCATTCGCCAAGCGATCAAGGAACTCACCGTATGAAGCTCGAAATCATCCGCGGCCCGGCGATGTCCGGGAAGACGACCAAGCTGCAAGAGATCCTGCGGAACGCGGGCGACAAAGGCGCATCGATCATGGCTGGGGTTTGGAGCCCCGGTAGCCTCGCACGATCGGTTGAGCGCATCGCCAGCGGCTCGCTGGTCACCACCATCACCATCGACGACTGCAGCGCCGACCAGCTGACGATGCTGGAAAAGGTTTGCAAGGCCAGCCGCTGGCCGGGCGTGACGATCTATGCGGTGGAGGCGGCGTAAGCCTCAGCCAACACAAGGAATTCACGATGAAACTGATCAAGCTCGTTACCACCAACTTCAAGCGCCTGGGCACCTTCACCGCCAACTTCACCGACGGCCTGAACGTGATCTGCGGCGAGAACGCCCGCGGCAAGTCGACCCTGATCCAGGCTATCGAGGCCGCACTGTTCGGCGTGACCGTTGTGCCCGGCAAGAAAGAGCACATCCCGACCTGGGGTCAGACGACGTTCGGGTTGGAGCTGCATTTCGAGGTCGACAACGCCCGTTACATCCTGACCCGCAGCAAGTCGACGGCCAAGTTGGTCGAGCGTGCCAGCGGCGGGGACGCCCTCGTCGCCAACGGCAACACCCCGGTGACCGCCTACGTCGAAGAGCTGCTCGGCCTCACCGCTAAGGATTTCGCACTGTTCCTGAACTCGAAGCAGCATCAGACCTCCGGCCTGCTGTCCTTTGGCACGACCGCGCTGAACCAGAAGGTCGAAGAGTTCGCCGGCATCGCGCTGATCGACAGCATCATGACCCGCGCCCGGGCCATGGCGACCGCTGAGAAAGCTGCAGCCGACGCTTGCAGTGTGTCAGCAGAGGAGCTGGACCACGCACGCGCAGTGCTTGAAGCCGCCTCGTTCAGTGCGCAAGAAGCCACCTCTGCCTGCTACGCGGCGGAGACCGACCTCGACAACTTCCCGCCGCTGGCCGCTACGCCGCCCGCTGTGAGCTCTTCGGCCCTTCAGGCGACCCAACGTATTGCCCAGCGTGCGGAAAGCGCCCTGCGCGAAGCTGAGGCCGCTCTGGAGCACAAGCGTGAGGCCGTCGTCACGGCTGAGCAGGCGCTGGCAGAGTGCGGTGAGCTGGTGGACATCGACAGCGTCACCGCAGCGTCCGCCGAGAAAGGCGCCGTGCTTCGCCAGAAGCGTGCCCGTCTGGCTGACGTGAAGGAGCAGTTGGCCAGCGCAATCCGCGCCGAGGCTGAGCACGAGCAGGCGAAGACGGAGCTGGCGGCGATTGAGCCGGTGAACTTGGAGACGCTTGAAGAGCAGGAGCGCACCCACAAGCACTATGCCGAGGACGCGGCCCGCACCCGCGAGCTGATTGCCGTCGACAAGTCCAAGCTGGCCGCGCTGCGCAAGCTCGAGAAGGACGCCACCTGCCCGACCTGCGGCACGGCGCTGGCCGAGCATGACCCTGAGCAGCTGGCCGAGGAAATCGCCACGCTCGAGAAGCAGATCTCCGACCTGGGTGTGGGCCTTTCGCTGGCCACCGCCGGTGAGGCCGAAGGGACCAAGCAGCTGGCCACCATGCGAAAGCGCATCGATCAGCGCGCTGCCAAGCAGGCCGAGGTCGAGAAGTGGGCCGCCAAGCTGGTCGACGCCAGTGCGGTCAACGACCTGCGCGGCGAGGCGAGCAGCCTGGAGTCGGTGATCGAAGAACTGCAGGGTGAGGTCGCCGCCCTCAAAGCCAAGGCTGACGCCGGCGCAGAGGCGAACGAACGGCGAGCTGCGGCGGAACGTCGGCTGAACCAGGCCCACAAGAACGTCGCCAGCGCTGAGGACTCCGTAGTTGAAGCGCGTCAGGCACTGGTGGCCGACGCCCCGACTGATGAGCAGATCGCCGCAGCTCGTGCGGCTGAGGACGCTTACGCCCAGGCCAAGGCCGAGTGGGACCGTAGCTACCAGGCGGCGCAGCACGCTGTGGACATGGCGGTGCGTGACGATGCCGTCGCAGCCAAGGCACTGATGGAGGCCCAGCACCGCGTCGAGGTCATGGAAAGCACTCTGCAGAAAGTGAAGGGCCATGAGATCGCCGCAGACCGCGCTGGCCGGCTGGCTCGCTTCCTGGCTGATCGCCGTGTCCAGTACCTGCGCGACGTGTGGGAAACCGTAATGGCCGTGGCTTCACGGCAGGTCAAGGCAGCGACCCGCGGCGAAATCACCCGCATCACCAACGAAGACGGCGACTTCTGCTACGAGGAGGACGGCGTGGTTGCACCGGTCGCGTGTGCTTCTGGCGCGCAGAAGGCGTTCATCGGCTCAGCTGTTCGTATCGGCCTGGCCCGGGCGTTGTATGGCTCGGACAGCCTGCTGATCTTCGACGAGCCCACTGAATCCATGAGCGAGCACAACGCGACGGGACTGGCCGCGTCGCTGGCGGGAAGCGCCAAGCAGCTGTTGCTCATCACCCACCGCGAGCAGGATCAAGCCCTGGCCGCGAACATCATTGAAGTTGGAGTTTGAACATGGACAACATCCCCCTGAAGGTCAAGAAACTGGACCCACAGGCCATGCTGCCGCGATACGGCACAGAGCATGCCGCCTGCTTTGACCTGCATGCCCTGCTGCCGGAAGGTGGGCAGCTGCTTCAGCCAGGCCATACCGCGTTGATCCGTACCGGCCTTTCATTCGAAATTCCTGTCTGCTGGACGATGGAGGTCTACTCCCGCAGTGGTCACGGCTTCAAGAACGGTGTACGGCTGGCCAACTGCGTCGGGATCATCGACGCCGATTACCGCGGTGAAGTGATGGTCAAGCTGGTCAACGAAGGCACCGAGGCGATGCCAGTCCTGCACGGCGACCGCATTGCCCAGGCTAAGCTGTCACAGGTGCCAATGGTCGAGTTCTTCGAGGTCGAGGAGTTGAGCACTACGGTGCGCGGCGAAGGTGGCTTCGGGAGCACAGGCAAGTGATCTGCGAGATCTGCCGAGGCGGGGTTCATCTGAACCCCGCCGGGGATCTACCACCAGTGCACTGCCCGTTGATCATCGAGGTCGACGGTGAACTCATCCGTGCGGAACGCACAGGGTTCGTCGAGCAGCGTGACAGGCAGATGGAGTATGAACTTGCCGACGGATCTCGAATCCTCGGTCGCTATAGGTGGACTTACCCATGAGATACCGAGTGATTGAAGGCTCTCAATCAAGCCACTGCTGCTTTGAGTGGACCGTAATCGACACTTATGTCGGATTCGAGGCCGTCTGCGAGTGTTTCGATGAGGCTGACGCGAAGATGATCGCCGAGGCGCTGAACCTCAATCCTCGTCCTTCGTCGTCGGTGGCTGCTGAGTAGCCCGCAACAAAACGGGGATGGTGTTCTTCGCCACGGAGAGCACCACCTCGAATCCCTTCAAACCGGTGGCACCAATCAGCAGGACCACCGCGTCTCTATTCGCCCATTCTGGCGAGACAATCCCCCCAAACAGCATTCCCAAGTAGAACCCCACCACGGTGGTGGAGAAGAGCGTCAGCAGCGCGACTGGCTGTCCACCCTTCCTCGCCACCTGCCACAAACAGCCGACCAGGGCTGCAAACGCCCCGAGCGTGCCGAAGTAGAGGTAATCCTGAGCCTTATCGAACCACTCCGGCGGAATCTTCAATGGGTGGTTCCTTACTCGCAGGCGTCTTTGGTGATCAGGTCCAGGACGAGCCAGTAGGCTGCGCAATTGCTGAGCACGAACATCTGGAAAACTCGAAGCGAAAGGAACGTTTTGCCGTACACCTCGAGCGCGTAGGCATTGGCTGCCATGAAGGTCAGCGTGCACACGGTGAGCAGCAGCAGGACGGCCGCCAGTCGGGCCTCCTTGCATCGATCTTCCATAGACCTGACTCGGCGCCAAGCCGAGTAGAGCTTGAACAGCAGCGCGCCATACAAGAGGAACGGCGCCGCGTTGACGAACAGGTTGGACCACTGCTCAGCGTTCATGCCGGGTACTCCTTGCGATCCAGCTCGAAGTGCGGGCCGTCAATGAACGCGTCCCGCCCGACCGCCTTGCGAGACTGTACATAGTCGGCGACGGCCTGCTTCGTGTCGTGCAGCAGGTTGAGTCGCTTGTCCCACACCCCACCCCACACGATCGGAACGCCAAGCTCGACAGCTGCGTCCCGCATCGATTCGGCGAGGGTGTAGTAGTGTTCCCAGTCCCAGGAGACTTGGCCGCCGACATAGGCGCCGAGGTCGACCGCGTGGCCAGTGATGTGCCGGCCGTCCAGTGTCTTCGACTTGCCTTGGGCGACCAGCTGCTTCTGCCGGGTCGCGCTCCGCAGGCCCTCCAGGACAGTGAAATCGACCTTCGATCTGCGGATGGCAAGTCTGACCACTTTCTGCAGGTCTTGGTGGACCTCGGACAGCCGCTGTTCGCTGCGGCTACTCAGGTTGAACATTCGGCGTCTCTTCGGTTGGGGTTATGGCCCACGCCCGCCATCCGTTGTCACGCTCTTTGAGCATGCGCAGGATGACTTTCAGATCAGCCAGGCCTTGTTCTGACAAAGCGGCTTTCGCGGCGGGGTCGGACGGGTGAATGAAGCGAGGAAGGGAGTCGGGCTGGAACGGCGCCACGAGCCACTCCGGGGCGCGGCGCTCTACCTGGACTGGGACCCGGACCTCGACGGGCCTGTCGACGTACTCGGTGGTCGTGCACCCTGAGAGAATCAGTGCGAGGAGAACAGAGATTCGAACCACTGGTTCATCTCCTCCGGCGCTGTGCCTGTGGTGCGATCCTGTCGGATCTTGCGCGGAATTGCTTGCTGGACCGTATCAGCTCTTGCGGCGGCTGCGGTTGCAGCGGTCTCTGCGCTAACGCGGAGCAGGCTGACCGCCTCGTTCTGGCGGCTGAGGCTTGCTCGCAATTCACTATTCGCTGTTACGAGTCTGGTGTTTGCTTTGAGCGCCTGGTCCCACTCCCGCTCGGCATCGCCCTTCTGCATCCAGAAGTTCCAGCACAGAAGCGCGCAGATCACTGCGAGTGCGTAAGGTTTCCAGTCGAAAGACATGAGGGGTACCGGCCTGAGTTGGGTGAATCCTAACCTCAGGCCGTATTTATGGGAACCCTTATTTACAGGTCATAGCCGATAGAAGTTCGCCACTGGGCCGTGTTTCTTATAGATCACATACAGGCCCAACCCTCTCATGATCTCCCCGCCCCAAAACCCGAAGTACATCCCGTTATCAGATGACACCCTGACAGCAGGTGACCAAGCGCCGTCCATCGGGTGCCCGGGTACGCCGGTGACGACGTACTCAGTTCCCAGCTCTTTCACGCACGCTTCGATCAGGTCATCCAGCCCAGGTTCGGTACTCCCTGCCATGGCTGCCATGCAGGCGCCAGCCAGCCACAGTCCGCACATATGCCCAGTGAAGTCATCCTCGAGGGGCGCTGACGGACGAGTTGGAGGAAAGTCAGTCGGGGTCAAACCACCATTGCGCTTGACGTAATCAGCCAACCATCTAATCCAATTGTTGCAGTACTCCACCAACTTAGTCGGAACTGGTTGCTCACGAGCAACCAGTTCCTGCCATACCCGGCAGGCTCCTTGGAATGCACGAGGCTGGTAACCAGACCAGGCGATTCCGTCCCCCCAGTGGTACATAGTGAACCGATCGGGCTCCCCGTACTTGAAGTTGTCCCAGCGGTTCCAGATATAAGCCGAAGCCACTGGCCCTAGTTCACCGATGATCCTTGCGTAGGCCTGCTGGGAGTCGTACAGGAAGTTGATCATGTTCGTTAAGTGGCGGTCATAGTTTCCGCTGCCCAAGTTCAGGCAGTAGATCAACGGGTACTGGTAGCCGGGGTACGGCATGCCGTGCCAAGAACTGATCTGATCAGTGCCCTCTGCGTAAATGTTCGAGAAAGGGATCACGCCAGGGCAGTAGGCCAAACTGTCATCTCGAAACCTCAGTGCGGTGCAATCTCCAAGGTACGCAGTGAACGGCTCTTCGCACGACAGCGTTACCCGGTACTTCATCGTGTAGGCGTCGTCGAGCATGAACCGCTCTGGCATCTCATTTAAGCAGTAGTAGGACCAACTGACGTTCGTGTCCGAGCTGTTCTCCAAAACAACGATGAAATCTTCGATGGTGGAGTAGGAAGGGGCAGACGGCCGAGGGTCGGTGTCAGCGTGGTAGGGCTGGTAGTAGTTCAGTCGCAGCGCCCCGCTGGGAAGGTACATCCGGACCCATTGATTATTTGTGCTCGGCAGTAGCCAGTACCACCGCCACTGATTGTCATCGGTGATTCGCAGGTTGGTTGGAGCATCCGATTTGTAGACGATAGCGTTCAGCGGGGCTCGGCCGCCTGGCTGCAGCCAGTTGCCGATAATCAGCTCGGCATCGTCGTTCCCGAACAGCGCCTCGACCGTTGGCCCGTCACGCCCGTCAACAATGTTGCTGGAGAATGAGTCGAAGTACTGTATGGGCCCGTACGATGCGATAGCTCTGGTGTCAGCCGGTATATAGCCCTCACCCCCTGAAGGCATGCCGTTTAGGCTGTAGTAGGACCAGGACACATTGGTCTGCGAAGAGCTATCCAGCAGGATAGAAAATTCTTCGATCTTGGTGTAGACCGGCGCACTGGGACTCGGCTCGCCGGGGTGGTTGGGTTGGTATCCGCTGAGGCGGAGCTGGCTCTTGAGCAGCGGTTTTGAGACCCACGCTCCGCTTGTGTCCTCCAGCATCCACCACCAACGCCACCCGTTGTCGTCCACGAAGCGTAGGTTGGTGTCACCATCGGATTTATAGACGATGAGGTCGATTGGCGCGGCTGGTCGCATGTCAATGTCCAGTCCGCCGTCGTCGTCGGGTATGAAGCAGTCCACTACTGGGCCCTCTCGCCCATCGACAATGTTGACCCCAGTGCCTGCGGCTTTGGTCACCCCTCCCCAAGTCGACACCAGGCCCACCGAGGCCATGATTGCGTTGCCTACGACTGCAGTGGCGCCGCGAGTAAGGCTCGTGATGCTGAAGTTACGCGCTCGAGGAACAGAGCTGTGTGACAAGGGTAGGGTCAGAACCCACGGGTCTTCCGCCGTGTCTGATTTCGACGGGTTTAAGATCATCCGGATTTCGGCTTTTACCGGTTTACCTGTGATCCCCTGACCCCCGAAATCCGTACTGATAATGGTGTCCTTGGTGACTCGGAACCAGACGGACTGCTGCTCCAGCGACACCTGGGCGCCCTGGTTTACCACCATCTTGATATACCCTTCCGAGTCCCTGGAATAAACCACCTGAGTGTCGCTGGGGTAGGTGAAGTCGTAAGAGATTCCATCTGTGAAGGGCGTCACGGCAGTCTTCGACTTACGGAAAAACTTGTCATTACCGTCGATGTTCGCGTACTCGTAGCAGGTGTACAGGCACGCGGACATGGCCCTGTTGTACTTAGGGTCACCCGTGATAGTAGCCAACAGCAAGCAGGCGTCAGCAAACCATTGCTCGGCGTCTGACGCATTACCCATCTGGTTCACGGAGCCCAGAAGTGGAGTGTGCACAGGCCGGTTGTGCCACGGCTGGTTGCGGGCGAACCTATAGCCTCCATGCTCCTCAGGCAGCCTTACCGCGTAGTTCACGAAGTAAACGCCGTTGAGCGACTGAGCCAGCTTGATCCTACCCACGTCCGCCGGCTCTATCGGGTGGAGGATATCGCCGCTGTCGACGTCGATGCGATTGTTGGTCCAGGCGTTCATCCACAAGACAGGGATCTCGGCTTCATCAACGCCCCAGTTTACTGAGTAGTTGTCCGCCCCGAGGTAGTCGTTCCATCTAACCCACGCCAGCGGGTCATAAGGCTTTGCAGGCATTGTGGTGACGCGGTAGCTGTCGTAGAGCAGGTCCCAGTCGATGGGGTTGTTGATCTTTTGCACGCTGCCGTTGATTGCCGCCCAAGTCATGTGCCCGCGGTGGGCAAAAGTCACAACGTCCAAATACTCCCCCCAGAACGGGGAGCCGTGCGGAATCTGGGCCTCGCCGTTAACGAAGCGCAGGGGCACGCACTTGTAGCCACCTTGGGTAGGCTCCTCTGGGTTGATAGGCCAATTGGCCAGGCACGGCTCTTTCGAATTGACTAGCCAGTTGCATATCCAGCGCCGCGGGGTGTTCGGGATCGGCTGCCCCGCGTAATAGTATTTGACATACCCGTCCCAGGCCCGGACAGCTGCGTCCAGGTACTCTTTGTCCTTAGTGGCCATATAGGCGTAGCAGTAGCCCAATATCAGCAGGGCTTGACCTTCTGTAGTCCCGTCCCCGTTTGGCTGGTACTCCATCCGAGTGGCAGCGATGAAATGCCTGTTGTTCGACAGTACACCTTCGGGGTTGATAACGAAGTGCTGCTCCGTGGGGTCGTCAGTCCTTCCGGTATTGTTCTTTAGGAAGGTGTGATGCCCTCTAATCAAGGCCAGGGCCGTTTTTACACTGCCGCCGGACCCGGTCAAGATGTTAAGCATTGAAGGAGTCCCCGCTGAAGAACCCGTAGTAGGAGTTATCGTTGCCACACTTCAGCAGCGTGACCACGTCCTCCTCCCCGTTGGTGAACGAGAGAACCGGTGCCATATTGTTGGCCCAGCGTATGTTTGTCGGCCACTTCACCTTGTTGCTGCCAGTGCCTTGGCGGAGGATGACAGTGAGCTGGCGTGCCTTGTCGGCAGCTCCTGAAACGGCAGATATCTCGACGGTAGTAGTGACCTCTGTCAGGTTCAGCCTGAAAATCGAGGCGATGTCAGCGTCCAGAGTTACACTGCTGGCCGGCGTGAGGGACGCGAATTTGTATGTCGAGCTGAACGCTGCGCTTCCAAGCTGATTAGCGATATCCTGGAGGGCTGCTGCCGACGCGATGGCTGCAGCCATGTTGCTGTTCAGAGTGGCAATCGATTCTCGAACTTCGGCGACTGCCGCCACGCCGAGGTTGACCTGGTCAAGGCCAACGGCTACCTGATCCCTGGCCGCGAGGGCCTGCTCCTTGGCCTTCACCGTCTCAGCGAAAGATTGTTGGGCAGCGTTAGCTGAGATAGCTGCTGCGTCCGCCCTACCCGCTACAAAGGCCACATCAGTCGGCAAGGTCTGAGCGATCTCTGCCAAGTGGTTGTGCATCGTAACGACTTCGCCAGCCCTCGCTTCCGCGACCCCCGCAGCAGTTTCGGCCCTCGCGGCGTCCTCAGCTGACGATACATTCGACTCCAGGATCGAATTGGCGGCGTCCTCTGCTCGTATAGCGGCCTGCCGAGCCTGCTCAACGGCGTCTTCCACCTGGTATGCCTGCCCCACTTCGGCAAGCGCCTTCACCCGTGATATCAGCACATCAACTTGGCGCGTGAGTTCAGTGGTCTTCGCTACGAAACCATCCAAGGGTCCGGACATCAGTTAAATTCCTGTGAAGTCAGCGGTGAGCATGTTCCAGCGGCGGAGGATGCTGACATCCCCTCCCGGGTGCTGAGCCTTTCCAAACACTGCCACTGCTTCTAGGTAGGAGCGCGAGGCCCCTGAGAACCCTATAACGAGCACTGCGGAGCCGTGCTGATCAGTGTGTCCCATGTCCATCTGCGTGTTGACGTTGCCCATGGAGGAGATCATCACCCCTTTGGTTGAATCGCCGAAGCCCCATACATGCCTACCTTTGGCCAGAACATTGTCGTAGTCAATGTCCCCGTCGTCGTTGTACCGAGGCAGCCAGTAGGCCCCCACGTTGTAGTGACGGGTGAAGTCCCTCAGTTCCCAGGCTGACATCAGGCCTTGAAACTTGACGACTGGCCAAGCGCTGTCGTATGCGATTTTTCCTAGCTTGTCGAAAATGCGTAGCCCGTATTCGTCATAGCCGTTGTCCCCTGCCAGCCCGAACCCGCAGACTTTGTACTCCCAGCCGGTGTCATACCCTATTGGCAGGGCACCCCCCGCCTGCAGGAATACATCCCTCACGACCAAGATACAGAAGCCCGTCCAGTTGCCCGGCCCGCCTCGGTGGCAGAACAGCCCAAGACCAGCGCTGGTGTACGCCGCGCCGGTAGGGACTGCGAACACCATAGGTGGCACAGTGGATGTAACTGGCTCCGGGTAAAAGATTTGGCAAAAGCCATAAGCGCGCGCGGAATCGGCAGGGCGATGAGTCACTACGAGTTTGCCCTTCCACGCCTGGGTCATAATCGGAACTTCGTCGCTGATAAGCAGATTGCCCTTGTTCCCTCGAACAGAAAACCCGTACATACGGCTCCTTACTCGTAGGCCATGACGTAGATGAAAAGGGCGAGATTGACGTACCCATCAGTCGGCCCAAGGTCGAGGACTACTGCGCCGTCTTGCACTGTGGCTGTAGGCATCCCTGCTTCAACCGGGTCAGTTATATTGCCGAACCCCCAGTGGCGGTCATGAAGGTCCATCCCCGCTCCGTAAGACTCCATCGGAGAAAGCACGGCAAACATACCTGCCCTGACTGCACTGGACATTGGCACAGTGATGTACCGCTGCTCCGCCGGTAAATAGCGTGACCAGTATTTGATGCCCTCCCCGTGTTTGAACGAGGTGGCCTCGACAAGACGTACGGTGTAAGCGTCTGGATCGAGCACCGTTACCCCAGACGGGCTCACCAGCTTTAATCCGAACAGTTCCATTATGTCAGCCTCCCTAGCTGCACTCTTAGGCGGCCGGTGGCGTCGAACACGCTGATCGTCTGGTTGGTCTGAACCAGCTGCCCCTGCCCGGCGCTAGATCCGTTGATCTCGAATACACCGGACCTAGACAGCCGCCAACCCTGGGCCCCGGGGATGTAGTTGTCCGATTGCAGGGAGTCGGCGATCTTCGCCATGGTTATTGATGCGTCGCGGATCAGGGCGTCGCGTATGACGGTGACGCCGTCCTCTACAGCAAAGGCAAGGGTGTAGTCGCCCGCGTAGGGGTTGTAGATGTAGAACCGGTCGGCGATCGCACCGATTTCTGCGACCTCTTTGTTTACCGAGATCCCGAAAACGGCTTTTTTGCCGTTCACAGTTACTGTGGTTACAGCTCTGGAGACGGCGCCATCTGTGTATGCTTGGGTGGCGTAGGTCTGAGAGATGGAGGCAAACTGGTCGCCTACGGACGATTCCAGCTGGGTTACCTTGGTAGCGAGCGCCTCCGCTGTGGTGGCCAGGGCGGTCTCTACCGTCTTCACCCGTGATGATATGTTCTCGCCTACCGATGCCTCCAGGTGACCCATGCGCTGCGACAGAGCCGAGGTCTCGGTAGCCCTGGTGGTTTCCTCGACGGACATCCGCGAGGTGATATTGGTGTCCAACGTGTGAAAGCTGGACTCCAAAGCGGCAGTACGGTTGAGCAGCGCTTGCTCAGCTGTGACGAGGGCCAGCGAGTTTTCCTGAATCGCTGCTTTGTTATCCCCTGCTGTTGCGGTAACCGTGTCTATCCGGGAACCGAGGATTCCATCCTCAAGTTCGCGGGTAGCCTTCTCGGTAGCCACCAATGCGGAGAAACCTTCTGTGTTAGTGGCAACTGCTGCAAGCTGAATCGACTGCTGCGCGTCTGAAAGCGCGAGGTCGGTTAATCCATTCTCTGAGGCAGTCAGCCGGGGTACGAGGCTCTTCGCTGCATCGACCGCAGCCTGCGCATCCTCGGACGCCTTCGTAGCCATCGCAACGGCCTGGTCGATCTCACTTCCTAGCTCACCAGTGATCTGATCGAACAGCCCACCTTCCTTTCTGATGTCTTCGTCGATCGCACTGACGATGTCGTCGAAGTTGCGAAGCGTCTTCGCCTGGGCAGGGAACCAGTCCGAGTGGCCGTAAATGTTGGCGCCTCGGATGTAGTAGAAGTAGGTCGTATCAGGGCGCAGCCCAGCGTCGACCATGTTCGTTGAAAGCGTAACCCTCGACGCGTTGTCGAGGATTTGCTCGGTCGATAGCGCGACGTCGCTGCGCCAGAACTCATACAGCTGGCCCGGGTATAGGTTCCGGGGGGTCATCGCTACAGAGAACGTCGCCGTCTTGATGTCTACTGAATCTGGAGGCGCTGGCAGTAGTAGGCCTGCCGCGTTGACCGTCAGGTTTACCCACTCCGAGCGACGGTTGCTCGAAACGGCCCTGACCCGGACCAGCCATTCGCCTGGATCCGTGTCCAATTCGTCGAACGACAGAGCCGGGCCACTATAGGCGGTACGGTAAGTCATTTCGCCAGGACCCATCACCTCAACCTGGTAGGACTCAACACGCACGTCGCGGCTCGCGGACCAGCTGATAGTCATGCCCTGGTGATCAGCTCCCCCCGCCAGGTATTTGAACGGCCGGACGCTGAGGTCAGACGGCGGGGACACCGGGCCGCTTGGGATAAAGCTGACCGGAGTGTCCGGTAGAATCAGGTCACGCTCGACCCGGTTGTACTTTGTCGGGTCGTGCTCAGTGGCGGTGACCTTGTACTCGAGCTTTTCCGAGTCCTCCGAAACTGCGGTGACGCGGTAGATCGGCAGGGTGACGGACAGGCTTGTCAGCACCCAGACGGCGCCTCGCAGGGGGACCGCGCTGAGTGGCTCCTGTAGGGTGACCTCGTCACCGGAAAACGAGAGCACCTGCCGGCGCTCGATCTGGCCGGTCGGCATCGTGACACTCAGGAACCATGTGTCACTAGAGGTCTGGGCAGGCACCTTGTCCAACGTCAGCGTCTTGGAGCCAGGCACCATGACGCGCCCGCCCATCCTTGCACCGGCCTGGTCAGGGTCCGCAATCTCGATAAAATCGCCCGGCCTGAGGTCCGCATGGTCCATCGAAGCCGTGTAATTGACGGTCTGGGTCTCTGAGCGCTCGGAGTACAGAATCCACTTTCCTAGCCGACGCGCCTGCCCGCGGGAGGTGCAGCCCAGCGCGGTAACCTGCGTCTCGCGCCAACCGAACAGTTCAATGCTGTCGGGATCTTCAACAAACTCAGGTTTTTGGCGGTAGTTGTCGTCGGGATCGTTCCACATCACGATCGCAACGGAGTGCCGCTCGCGCAGTGATGTACCGCTGTACTCGAACTCCCCGTTGACCACGTTGGCCGGGGTGACCAGTTTTACCGGGTCGGCGGGCATGTCGGCCACCGGGACGAGGCTGTCCGACCCCCAGTAGCACATGCCGCGGAACACCGAAGCGAGGTCAGCCAGGACATTGATTGCATCCCGGCGCTCAGCAAAAACCGTATTGATCGTGAAGCGCGGCTCCATACCGCCGTAGCCGTCTGGCACCAGCTCGTCGCAGTAGCGGCCGATTTGGTACAGGGCCCATTTGTCTACGTTCTTCACGTCGGCGCCGATCACCGGGTCCGTCGCCAGGTCGTAGAAAGCCCAGGCAGGATTGTCCGTCCAGGCCCTCTTGAACTGGCCATCCCAGAGGCCGGTGTACGTCCTGGTCAACGGGTCGTAATTACTCGGCACCCGAATAATGCTGAGTTTCACATCGTACGATCGGCTCGGCATCGACGAGCCGAACAGCGAGGCGTCCAGTTCGATGCCTACGAGAGCGCTATCCGGGTAGCTCAGCTTCGTATCGACGATCTCGACCATGCTGGTCCAGGCAACTTTGTCGACGATCCGAGAGCTTTCACTGTCGGGCGTGACTCGACGGACCCGAATATCGAACGGCGCGGTGCCAGTGAGCGGCACTCGGATGGATTTCTGGTAAGCGGAATTCGTCTTGCCTGCAATGGTGTTCAACGCCGCAGGCGTCCAGTCGCCGTTCCCGGACCTGACATCGATCCCGATCGTCACAGACGTACCCTTGACGTCGCCGTTCCCAGCGTCCGTTTTTGAGAGGCCCTGGAGCTGAACGGTTACCACTACCGCGTCGACCTCAGGATTTGTGGTCGATCGAACAATCGGATTCGCCGCCGTGACTTCGGCAGAAATGCTGATGGTGTTTTCTACGGCAGGGAATCCCGGTATGTAATCCTGGTCGGGGTAGCCGTTGCGGGTATGGACGGTGACACCTTCGAAATTGAAGGTGCCATCCGGATTCTGCAGCGGGGTGTCGTCGAGGAAGATCGACTGCAGGCCGTTTACCAGCCCGTGGATCGGGCCGTGGGCGATAAGGTCGAGAATGCGCCCCTTGGAGACACTACGGAGCGTGTTCGGATCTTCTCGCGGCGTGCGCTGTTTGGACGATCCGCCGCCGCCACCGCCTGCCCCGTGGATAGTCAGGTCAGTCATCGGCGTACTCCTCGGCGAAGATGCCAGCACTCACCACGATGCTGCCGGACCGCACCCGGCCGTAACCGCGAGGAACTGCGCCCCCCTGCTTCGACTGGTTGGTGGGGCCATCGAACAGATACGAGGCCTTCTCCTCCGGCCGCTCTGGTCCGCTCTCAACGCCTGGAATCTTGGTCGTCATCATCACGATGCCGCTAAGCGCCAGGCCTGCGCCGGCCGCGCCCACCATCAGCGCAGTGCCAGCTGCCCACCCCATTGGGTTCCACCATGCAACCGCGATGATGATGATCCCAAGCACGATGTTCATGCTGCCGCTGTTGGCGCCTTCGATAGCTGGGATGAAGTGGATTTCCTGTTGCCGTCCAAGCGAAAGCGAGAGGCCTTCTTCACTCACCGAGTCCGCCTCTTCCAGGGGGCCGCGGACGATATGCCAGGCGCCTTTCTTTATCGCCTCGGTAAAGCCGGGAAGCTGTACACCAAGAGCTCGGACTGTCTCGGCAGGGCTCTCGATCTCTAACTCGAATTCCCGGCCGAACTTCTCTCCCAGGTGACCGTGCAGGAAGATCTTCTTCAACCGACATACCTCAGCCAGTGGGTGATGTGCTTGTAGTAGCGAAACAGCGGCTCACGAACGGACAGCCTGCTGTCGTCCACCGGCCGGCGGGAGCCGAGCTGGTGGAGGATCAGGTCGTCCTCGAGGAGAATTCCGCCGTGGCAGACGACGTCTGTGTGGATCTGGGCTAGCCAGACGTCGCCGGGTCTTGCGTCCTCCGCGTCGACTCGAATGAAGCCAGCGGAGGCAAACCCCTCGATGAACAGGTTTTGGCTGTTCTCCCACCACCCCCAGTCCCGCGGAAATTCCGGCAGCTCGACGCCTCGATCAATCTCAAAGCAGTCCTTGATCAGCGTGTAGCAATCAGAAATTCCGTGGCGGAACTTGCGTCCGATGAGGGGCTGCTTCGGGACTCCCCTACCCCACCAGGCGATGCGCGAGGACGCTACCCCGTCAGTGCTCAGGACGCCCCAAGGCACTGCGGTGTTGATCTGCCCTTGCATATCCGCCGCGGAGGGTGCGGCGACTCCGCCGGGGTGACTGTGCACCACTGCCAAAAGACCCTCGGCCATAGCCCGGCGGGAGTCCGCCTCGCTGATGGAGAAGTAGTGCTGAGGATTCTCGTGGGTATTCACGGCCTGACGGCAGCCTGCGGAGGTGATCAGCCAGACCCCCTCGAATGGGTAGGCCTCTGCGGCCTGCTGCATGATCTGAGCTTCGAATTCTTCGAACACGTCAGATCCTCGCTACGCCGGGAAACCCGTAGAACGGGAGTACCGCATTGCTGCCGAAGTGCCGCTTGCAATCGCTTACCCGCTTCCCGCACTTGGCCTCGGCCGGGTTTCCGGTTGGCTCGCCGTTGACCTTGTACATCGCGTCGCCGGCGTATGGGCACGTCACCCCGTCGTAGTTCCAGCGGCCATTAGCCCAGTACCTGAAGCGGTGAGAGCAGGCGTCCCGCAAGACCTGACGGTTGGGGATCATGCGCCCCTGTTGGTCCATCTTCGCGGACAGCTCGAATTGGATTTGCGTGCGGCGCTGGGCGACCTTCCGTTCGACCACGTAATAGTCCGGCGGGAAGATCGCTTCCGGGTTGGGCGTGGCCCCGTCGTCAAGGTACTTCCTGTAGGTGCGGATACGGGTCACCGGACACCCGACCAAGTCGTCCGAGCTCACAACAAGGCTGAGGAAAACCAGGTCCCTGGACGCCATTGTCAGCGTCGGACGGGGGATAGTGCCGCTGCCAGTGAAGGAGAACCCCTCCGCCTTGATGGGCAGCGGCGTGTACTGATAGCCGTTGAATACTGGCCCGTGTCCATCCACGACCGTGTTCGAGAAGCGCAGAAGGTCGCTGCCAAACCGGCGCGCATCGAGTTCGAACAGGGTGACGATCGCGTCCTGCTCCAACCGCTGTACGTCTGTTGCGATCAGCTCGCTCATCTTCTACCGCTCTGCAAAGGTCCTCGAACCTTAACGCAAACCTGTATTTATGTAAATACAGGTCATATGGGGTTGAAATCGCGCTTGAAGGTTGTCCGCAGCGCGTAATCGTTGTAGTCGTTGTAGGTCAGCGAAACCGCAGTGCACAAAACCTGGATCTGCTCGCCGCTGATTGGGTGAGCCCAGAGAAACGCCTTCAGGTTTTTCCTTTGGCGCAGCCATTGGTAGGTCGCTTCGGCAGTGTCCTTATCCAGCGACGACCATGCCGGGCTCCAGGAGTCTCGCAAGTAATTGATCCCCTCCGGCTGCCGGAGCATGTACCCGTCTCCGAATTGCACCTGCGTTACCGCAGCCTCGGGGTCATCGTCGGCAAAGCCCCAGTCCGGGGCGCCAATGTCCGGGAAATTCTCCATCAGGCTTTCCTCTGCTGCTTGATCCAAGTGTCCAAAGTGCCGCCTGGCCGCATCTCGTTACGCATGGTCGCTACCACTGACGTTTTCAAGGTCTCAGCCAGCTCGCGCGCTTTCGCCTCGCTTTCTTTGGTGCTGCCGCCGGAGGAGTCCCCACCAGCCTCGACGGTGATATTCGGAGCCAGTGTGATGTTGAACTCCTGCCCGCTGCCCATCTTCTTGGCGGATTTCTCTCGGGAGGTGACGTTGGCAGGGCCGTGCACTATCTCAGGGCCGTATTCGCCGACGATGCCGTAGGAGTTGTAGGGGATGAAGCCGCCGTCATCATAGGCGCCGGAGTAGGACGAGCCGCCGGTCTTTGCGCCGGACATTTCTGCGATCGCCAGCCCACCTACGAGAGCAGCTGACGCATACCCCTGTGCGGTGATCATCGAAGCAAGCGGGATGCCCATCACCTTCATCGGGTCGCCGGGGATGGTCATGGCCTGGGCCGCGGCAAGGTGCGTGTACATCAGGATCTGAGCTATCGCCAGCGCCTTCTGGGCAACGAACGCCGCCTTCTGCGCCGCGGTCGCATCCTCGCCAGCGCTGGCAAACATGCCAAGGATATTCTCGGCGCTGCCCAGCATGGAGATCATCGCCATCTGGCTCATCTGCTCGGCGTACTGAACCCGCTTAGCGTCCACGGCCATGCTCTGGTCGGCGAAGGTCTGATGCGCGGTGAGCAACGAAGCGTTCTTTTCCTGCTCGAGCTGTTTCAGCCGCTCAGCGTGCTCCGCCTGCTGGAGGAACTCAGCGTCCAGGGCCGCCTGTCTGGCCTCGAATTCACGGTTGATCCGATCAACGTCGTTCTCATACCCGGTGAACAGGTCTTCCTTACGCTTGCCGAACTGCGACAGCCCCTGGGCACGCTCGATTTCCGTCCCCATCCAGTCGGTGAACGGCGTCGACGACGCATCCCCCATCTGCAGGTTGGCTGTCGGCAGACCATTGGTGGCGCTTTCTACGGCCCGGGTTTTGATCGACTCCTTGATCCGCTTGTACTCAGCCAAGGAGACGTTGTTCTCCTTGAGCAAGCGGTTCAGTTCGGTCATGTCGTCCAGCGTTTCGGAGAACGGCGAGTTCAGGTAGGAATCTCGGAGGTTCTCGAGCGACTGGTAGTTGGCGTTCTGCTCGATGGCCAGCTCGTAGTGGGCCTTGCGCAGTTGCCAGATAGCCTTCGCCTTTTCCTCGGCAGTGATCTTGCCGTGCTTATGCAGCAGTTCCAGCTGCTTGGTCTTCTCGTTGACCTCATCCAGAGAGGCGCTGAGCGGGTCAGCTTGCTTGCGAAGTGCGTCGTAGCTGGACTGAGCCTGCTTCAGGTTCCGCTCGAGTTCGGCCTCTGCCTCTGACTTCTTTGGCTTACCTGCAGGCTTGTTAATACGCTCCTGCAGGCCGGCAATGCGCTGACGAAGCTCCAGTTCGCGCTTCAGCCGATCCGCCTCGGCGACTGATGCCTCGGCCCCAAGCTGCCCGCCCTCGGCGATCAGCTGGTTATTGATCACACGCAGCAGCATCACATCGGCCAGGTCCTCCTGTAGCTCGGCTAGGTTCTCCTGGTCCGTGCGGTAGAAGTCCTCCAAGGCGCGGCGGGCCTCAGATAGCGCATCAGCCTCCCCCTTGGCCTCTGCTTCCAGCTCAGCGATCTGCTTTGAGACCTCGGCCCGTTTGTCACTCAGCCGGTTGTAGGTGTCCTGACCTGGGCGCGCAGTTCCCGCTTCAATGGCTGCCTTATCCTGCGCGGCCAGCTCACTGATCTCCCGATCAACCCGAAGCAGCTCTCCGCGCGCGGTGGCGAGTTTTTGGGTGGCGCTGGCGTCCTTCTCCAGTTGTTTGGCCAGGGCCTCTTGATCCTGCTTAGCTGCGTCCGCCGAAGAGATTTCAGCCAAGGAGACGAGGTTTTCCTTCACCTCGGCGATCTTCGCATTGGTGGACGCCGCCGCAGTCAGAGCGCTTCTCCAAGCGGCCTCAGCTTTCGCCAGTGCTTCAGAGTCCGCTGTGCTTACAGAACCAGCGGCAGCCCTGGCATCCAAGGTTGCCTTAGCGTCAAGGTATTGTTGATAGGTTTCAACAACCTTCTGAGCAGCTGCTATCTGCCTCTCTTGCTCCTTAACTGCGTCTAGTGCAGTGGTTCCCATCTCGGACAGCTTCTTGTTCGTAGCATCGATGTGCTTTTCGAACTGGGTGATCTGATAGGTGTTCGCCTCGACCATGGCCTGGAGCGAGTCGCGGGTGGCTTGATCGAGCCCAGCGCCCTTGGAGTTGAGGGTCGCTTGGATGGTCGCGTTGCGCTCGCGGAGCTGGTCGATACTCAGCTTGTCGGCCTTGACGTTCTCACGCAGGGCGTCCTTCTCTTTCTCAAGGGAGACCTTCTTCATTTCCTCCTTGAGCTGCTCGTAGCTGGACTTGAGGTTATCCACCTCTCCACGCTGGTCGATGATGTCCTGGCGCGCGTCGGAGCCGAAGGCAGCCTTACCAGCCTCGTAGATGCCCCATAGCAGTCCTACCCAGCCCAGCGCCTTGGAGAGTGCACCAACGGCCACGGAAAGGCCGCCCAGCGCTGCCGTAGCGCCCCTGGCTGTGCTACCGACGACAGTCAGGCTGGCTGCCAGCGGGTGGTTGGCGGCGTACTGCAGTCGAGCGGAGGCAGCGGCCTTCAGAGATGCGGCGTCGAATGCCCTTACGCCGACTGCTGCCGACCCCGCTTTGGCCTTGAGCACGTCGTACACGGTGCCCAGCTTGCCCATGTCGCTGGCCAAGGCCCCGACGAGATTGCTGCCGACTGTCGCCACTTTGAAGGCGACGAACCCGGCTCCCAGCATTCCGATGACCCGGGCAAGGCTCTCTGCTCGCTGAAGGATCATGTCGAGCTGGGAAATCGTGGATCCGTCAGCCAGGGTCTCGATCGGTTCAGTAAGCTGGACCAGCCACTGTGCGAGGCGCATCGAACCCTCGCGCATCCGCATCTCGTAGGCGTCGAAGGCCGTCAGCTGCACTTCCTGGAACGCCGAGACAACCTGGTTCCAGTCCTTGGACAGGGTGTCCTCGATCTTCTCGCGCATGCGCTCAGCGGCGCCGGCCACGTTGTCGAGCTGGTTGCGAAGGTGCACCAGGTTGTCCGCCTGGTCGACCAGCGCTGCCACTGGCGAGGTCGCATACACACCAACCAGGTCTTGGATCGCGCCGAGGCGCTCAGCGCCGGAGACGTTCGACAGCGCCTTGTTCAGTTGGGTAACGATGTCGACGAGGCCGCGGGTCTTGCCCTCGGCGTCCAGTACGGATATCCCGTACTGCTCCATCATCTCCGCGCCCTTCTTCGTCGGGTTCACCAGGCTGACGAACAGTCGGCGCAGCGCCGTACCGGAGCGGGACGACTTGATACCCGAGTTGGCCATCGCCTCGATAGCCGCTACGGTGTCGCGCATCGAGATGCCAGCGGTCTGCGCGGCCGGGCCGGCGTACGTCAGAGAGTTGGCCAGTTGCTCGATGGTTGTGTTCGAGTTGGTCACTGCCGTGGCCATCACGTCCACGACTTCAGTCAGTTCGCCGGCGGTCTTGCCGAACGTCATCATGACGTTGGTAGCGATGTCCGCCGACTGGCCCATGCCGATGTTGCCGATCATCGCCAGGTCTAGCGCCGGCCGCAGTGCCAGCACGGCGTCCCCGGCGGACAGGCCCGCCATACCCAGTTCGCCGAGGCCTTCGGCCACCTGCGAAGCGGTATAGGCAGTGCTCTGACCCAGCGCGCGGACCTGCGCTTCCATCGCCGCCATGCTGCCGTTGTCCGACATCCACGCCGGCCTGGAGGTGGACATGATCGCGTCGGCGCGGGCCATGGTTGCCGAGAACTCGGTACCCACTGTCACCGCACTGCGCAGGCCGGCGGCGATTGCGTAGGTCGAGGAAGCCGCAACGATTGTGGCGCTGGTGTACATGCCGATGCTGGTGTGCAAGCCCGCGAGGCCGGCGCGCAGCATCGCTGCCGATTGCGATCCAGTTGCTTGGGCGAGAGACAGCCTCCGCTGGGCATTGGTGAGCCCCAGCAATTCGGCAGTTGTCATGGCCAGCAGTCGGTTGTACCGCTCCTGCTCGGCGATCTGCCGGCGGGTTTGTGCGAGCTCTCGCCCGTACGCCCCGCTGATCAAGTCCTTCTGGACCTTGAGGCGCTCCAGGCGGTCAATTTCGACCTGCCTGGCTCTGTTCAGCTCGAGCTGAGCCTTGCTCATGCCGTGGGCTGACCGCGCCTCATCGAGCAGGGCGTCCGCGCTCTTCTTGGTCGCAGCGCGTAGCGCCTCGGCTTTGGCAATCGCCTCGGCCTCCGCGCGGGTCATGCGATGCAGGCCGTTCGCCACCTCCTGCATAACCTGATTCTTGGCCTTCAGCGAGGCAGCTTGGCGGGCCAGCTGGGCGTTCTGCTCTGCCTGGACCTGGGTCAGCGCGGACGTCGACTGGCGTGCTTTGTCGTCGCCCAGGATCTGCTTACGTCGCTCGGCAATCTGCCGCTGCAGCAGGACGATTTCCTGCTCCATCCCTCCGTGAAGACTGGCGTACTGGCGCTCCAGCTCGTTGAGCTTTTCCCTGCGGCGCTCGTCCTCGGAAATCGCCTTGCGCGTTGCGCTCATCCGAACTTGCGCGCTGGCCAGCGCCCGGCCCTCGGCGGTGTCCAGATTCTGGATCGCGTGCTCTAGCTCGATGGTCTTGAGCTTGCGCAGCTCGTCTGCATTCAGGATTCGCTGGTTGGTCGCCAGCTTGGCCTTCAGCCGCTGGTTGTACTGCCCCTCGGCGGTCAGAGCCGCCTGGATGGCTTTCACCAGGTACCGGTTCTGGTTGCTGAGTTCGGCCGTGATGTTGTTGGTACGCTCTGCCCACTTGACGAAGCTGCTCTTCGCGCCGGTGTCCTTGAGCAGCCGTTCCAGCTCTTTCAGCTCGCCGTTGTACGCGCGGGCGCGCGTGGTCAGGGTCAGGTTGTCCGCCGCCAGCTTGGTGAACAAACCCTGCGCGGTTTCCCTTGAGCGCTTGACGGCTGCGCCTGCCGCCTCTGCATCCACGCCAACTCGCGTCAGCGCCGTCTCCAGGTCGCTGAAATGCTTGTGCATCTCCTTCATCAGCTTGCCGGCGGCGCCGATTGGGGCCTTGGCAGACTGCTGAACTTTGTCCAACGATTCACCCAGCCCGCGGGTCTTGGCCTGGAATTCCGCCAGTTGCCGAAGGGCTTCAGAAAAATCTACGTCGAACTTGTTGGACATACGTTACCTGCGAGGGGTAGGACGGGGCAGCTTTTTCGGCCTGGGCGCCTCCGGCGTGCGCTCTTTGGCTTTTGCGTAGTGGTCGTACAGAACGCCGTTGTCGGTCTCTTCCATCGTCCGGAAAAACAGCGGTCTAAGGTCTTGCTCCAAGTTCAGGACGTGGTCAGCGAACTGGGCCATCTCCTGGTACTGCAGCGGTTGGTACCCGTGCTCGGCGTGCTGCCGCCTCCTGTGCAGGCGAAAGAACGCATCTACCAGCCACATGACACCTGCCGGTGGATCCACGAAGTCCTCGAGGGCCGGGTGTTTTCTCCCGAACTTCTCCTCGAGGGCCTTCATTGCCTTCAGCCCTTTCGCGCCATGCGTGATCAGGAAGCGGCAGAATCCTTTACCGACTCAGCTGCCTCTGCCTCTGCCTTTTCGCGGAAGTTGCCGCGGTTCAGCGAGAAGTTCTCAACGAACTGCGCCAGGTCTCGGAATCGCGGATCGAGCAGGTATTCGTGGCCTACCTTCGGGGAGTACGCCAGGGGCTTGCCGCCTTTGGTTACGTTTTCCCAGTCCAGCAGCACGGTCTCGGCCAGAACCTTGGCGTTGATCTCGTTGGCAATGCGGTCGCTGTCGTCTGTGCCGGCAGTCAGCTCATCCCACTGCTCAAGGGTCAGCTTGGCGCGTAGGGCGTTGGCCTTGTTCGTGTTGTGGCGCGCGATCTTGAGCCGGGCGCCCATGAAGGTTGCCCAGACGCCTTCTTCCGCGGCGATTGGGTCTACAGCGAGGCTGTCGATATCCAGCATGTGATTTCCTTGGTCGTGCTTATGAAGATGGCCGTCATCCTACTGGATGGACGGCCATATTTACAGCTTTCCGTATTTACGGTTTGGCGACGTAGGTGATAGCCACGGCGCAGACACGCTGCACGCCACCGATCTCTACGGTGCCTTTCTCAGCCGTCAAGGTGAGCGAGGTCTTGTAGTCCTGGTTCTCTCCGTCAGCGCTGTTCGACGGGCTCTGCGCCACGAGGTTCGGCAGGTAGATCGTGTACGTGCCCTCCGCCGTATCGACGGTCATTTCACCTGACAGACGCTTGTTCTTCATGTGCGCGTCCAGCATGGTCTGGTCGAAGAAGTAGATCTCGCCGGACAGCGCGACGCCTACCTTACCCATGCCCACGCCGGCGGCGAACTCGAAGCCCAGGCCGGACTGCTCGCGGACGTTGTTCTGGATCTGCAGCGATGCGTCCGAGAACACAACCTCCAGGGCATTGCCCTCCGGATCCTTGAGGATCAGGTTCTTCAGGTTGTTGGAGCTGTCGGCGATCTCATAGTCAGCCGGTACCGCTTTCGCAGTTGCGATACTGCCGCCGAGGCCGTTGGCGCCTGCAGCCGCCTTGCCGTAATCGGCGAACATCGAAATGGTGTTCAGTGCCATGGTGATCAGCTCACCGTCCCCGAACTCCAGGGTGAAGTCGTTGACCATGGTGCCGTAGTAGCGCTCATGGAACAGCATGTCGGTGGCATCCGGTCCGCTCTTGGCCGTCTTCTCCACCGCCATGAACTTCTTGATGTCGCCGTCGGTGATGAACACGCCCTTGGTGGTGTCCAGTTCATCGACCGGAGCCCACTCGTTCATCAGCCCCAGCGACAGCATGTCCTGGATGAACGGCGTGGCGCCGAACTCCATGGTGACCGCACCGGATGCGCTGCCTTTGGTGTTCTTGGAGTTGCTCTGGCGGCGATCGTTGGTGATCGCAGTGGAGGTTTTCGCCTCCTTGGCCATGTTGAACCCTTCGGTGGTGAAGGGGATGTAGTTGAACGTCTGGCCGGCGAACTCGGCGGCAGTGGTTCCGTCACCGATCGCGTATGCCAGCGAAACGGCGGAGGTATCGGTAAAGCTCTTGACTGGCATAGGGTTACCCTCTCGAGATGTCAAAATCAAAGTTGAGCACGCCGCTGTACGACGTGAAGCCCATCACCTTCGCCGTGCTCAACGGGGTGAAGGTACGAAACCGGATACCCCGGATCGTCTGTTCTGCGAACCAGTTGGAGACCTCCTCCAGCCGTCGCTTGTTTGGTATCTCCCGCATGCTGTCCTTGGTCAGCAGGCTGACCACCAACTCCCCCCAGCAACGGGTCGGCGAGACTGCACTGACGCCGGCCCGCTTGGTGTCGGCAAGCTCTGCCTCGAACAGAAAGAACTCCTCGTTCTGGTCGAACAGCGGGCCGGCCTGTAGGTCGCCAACGTCAGCGTCGTCGGTGAAACTGAACGCGAACCGGGTCCCTGGCGTGACCTGCTCAAACACGATCTCGCGGATGAAGGCGAGCGAATCAGTCATGGACTGCAGCATCAGAGCGGTACCTTTCTCGTGTTGCCTGCGATGATCCGACGGGCCGCGGCAGCGAGTGTTCGATTCACCGCCTCTTTACCGGCTTCGTCGATGTTGGCATTCGTGGAATAGCCCTCGTCCGCTCCGACCGCGTTGTAGAAGTAGAAGCGAAACTCAGGGCGGCGGCCTGAGACCAGGTCGTCCAGCACCTCTTTCAGCTCGCGTTCACGGACAAACCTCACCGTCGCCGGCAGATTCTTTCCGCCGTCCCGGCGGAACCCAACTGGGGGAATCGGAGCCCGACCACCTTTGGTGCCTCGCAAATCCCTAATGCGCCCGAGCCGTCGTTGCCACGGGCGGCTTTTGCTCTCCCCTGCAAGCATCCAGTGAGCAGCGGCGTTGGAGGAGTCGTGTTTGGTCGACCGTATCGCCATCTCCAACCCTTCCAGCAGAGCGGATCGGATGGCGCGGTTGAACAGCTGTCCTACGGCATCTGCCAGCTGGTTTGCCTGTCCTGAGAAGCGCTTATCGCCGGCCATCACTGACACCTCAGGATGTACTGGCGCTCGCCTGGCTGCGTGGAGACCTGGCGGATAATCCGGCGCTTGCCCTCAATCTCCAGCGACATGGTCGAAGGAACTGGGCGCATCCCGATGTGGGCTTTATCGATCACCACTTCGAAGTAGCTCTCAGAATCCTCCGCCCATAGCGCAAAATCGCGGTACTTGGTGAGCACGCCCGTGACGTTGAACGATGCAGTGGTTAGGTCCCACTGGTGGGTGGTCCGGTTGTAGACCTTCTCGCCGTCGACATGCAGCACAAAGTCGAGCCGATGGTCTGGCTCCTCATCCACACGCAGGCCGGCAAGGCCGCTGTCCGGGAATGTGTCCACAACCCGGTAGCGCTTGCCGTGAAGTTCAAGGAAATCCCACTCCTCACACTTGATGTGCGCCGGCAGGAAGGCGAAGAAGTTCTCCACCTTCACCTCATAGGTGTCTGCCTCGTTGGCACTTGTTCGGAACTCCAGGTCCGCGAATGCTTTCGCCACCGGCTGCTCCACCAGCCAGCCCGGATCGTTGGACGGGCCTACCGGGGACTTCCGGTAAATCGTGGCCAGCCCCGCGCTTCCGTTCGGCTCGTCGGTGGCCAGGTGGCACACCGTCAGGTCAACGTACGGCTGGCCGTCAAGCGCATCAGACCGCGTCTGGCCGAGCAGGTAGACCTGCCCTGTGCCTGGGTGGCGGAACGTCCTGCTGGCCGGAAAGGCGGTGCCGAACTCGGTGTAGAGCATCCGCCGGCGCAGGGGCTTGTTGAAGTTCGACAGGAACCGGTCGGTCAGGTCGATACGGCCAATGAAGCCTGGGACGAACGACTCAGTGGTCTCGTCCCATGCCTCCATCGGCTCGGTGATCTTCTTCGCTGCGATCTTGTTAAGAAACATCGCTGCGAGCCTCGGTAACTGGGTCACGCGCCGGCGCTACGCGGGAAACGAAGGTCAGCGAGCTGTCCACCGGCGCGACGCTCAACAGGTCCAGGAGTTTCTCCCGGTACTGCGAGGCCTTGGAAAGCATCGCCTTCTGGAGCCACAGGAAGCCCTCAGAATCCCCTCTCTGCCCTTCGTTGGAGCCATCCGAGGTCTTGGTGAGCACGAACACAGGTGCGGTGGCCGCAACCTGGGCCGCACAGAAATACTTGGAGAACAGCTTCAGCAAGCGATAACGCTTGGTGTCCTCCTCGCTGGCGGTGTCTGCAGAGCCTGCCGCGGACATCGCCTTCCAGTCGCCTGCCCAGTCGTCGAGATCGACAGCCAAGTCGTCCTCCAGGCCGTAGGAAGCCAGCACCTCGTCAGGCAGGTCTGCCTGAGAGACGGTGAGCACACCTCGGATCTGGTCGAACGTGGTCAAACTGAACAGGCTCATGGTCACACTCGCTTCAGCAGCCGGGCTTTAATCTGGTTGGCCAGCCACCCGTCGTTCAGCAGGGGTTTCTCGGCCTTCGGGCCGATGGACAGGCCGGTCGAGTGTTGGTACAGGGTCGAGTGAGTCAGGTTGACCACCTTGACCAGAACCAGGCCTTCGCCCTTCTCAGCTGCCTTGGCTTCTTCCTCGGCCTTTGCCGCTTCGGCTGCCTTGGCTTCTTCCTCGGCCTTTGCCGCTTCGGCTGCCTTGGCTTCTTCCTCGGCCTTTGCCGCTTCGGCTGCCAGCGCAGCTTCCGCCGCTGCCAGCTCCGACGCTTCACTTTTCTTCAAAGCCATAATTGCTCTCCTTGGAGCGGGGCCGGCCGGAGCCGGCCCCGATCAGTTACGCCTCGAGGCTGACTACCGACCACGCCTCGTCGTACAGGCGGGTGGACATCTCGCCGAAGTCGACGCGGAAGCCGGTCGCCTTGCGCATCACGTACTCTTCGATCGCGTCGTAGGAAGCCGACACGTTGACGAAACGCTGGATCGCGTAGCGCGGGTCCAGGCCGACCAGGTGCGCGGCGCCGAACACGTCAGCGTCCACCGGCACGATGCGAGGCTGGGTGATACCCAGGTTCAGACCGCCCCACGGTGCAGCGATCTTGGACGAGTCGGTACCGGTGACCTTCGGCAGCAGGGCGTCATCGATGTCGATGGCGGTGTCGATGTCGGTCAGCACCTGGCTCAGGTTGCAGATCTTCTGCTTGCTGTGCAGCCACTTGATGAAGGCGCGCTTGGTGATCACACCGTTGGTGGTGATCGAGCTGTCGAACTCGCTGATCTTGGTGACTGGCAGGGCGCTGATGCCGGCGTCGACGTCGCCCTGGACCATGGACTTCAGCTGCTCCATGGCGCGGCGGATACGGTCACCACGGGACTGCGCTTCCATGACTGTGCGAACCAGGTCGATGGTGGTGGCGGCCATGGCCTCGTCGGAGATCATCAGACCAATCGAGTTGGTCGGGATGCGGTACGACTTGTCGCCCGTGGTGATGGAGATCATGGTCTCCGGCTCCGCCAGCTGGGCGATGCGACCACTGCGGCTGCCTTCCGGCGCGGTGGTGTCGATGATCGGCTGGTCGGCCTTGGTGCCGTTGATGTTGCGGCTGACACCGATCAGGCTTTCCCAGATCGCCAGAATGTCACTGCCGTCGTCACGCAGGGCGTTGGCCTGCATGGTTTCCAGGATCAGCTGCGGGTACAGCAGGCGGGCGCCCAGGCTGTTGTCGCTGCCGTCCGGGCGGCGGAAGCCGTCGGCCAGCTGGGCCTTGGCGATGTCCTGCAGGGTCATCGCCGGCATGCCGAACTTCTGGCCGTCGAGCAGGCCGGAGTTGGCGTACATCTGGTCCAGCGGGTCGCCCATGCTGCGGTCCCAATCGGACGCCAGGTGCTTGACGTACTGACGCAGGGTCATGCCCTTCTCAGCTGCGTGCTTGTAGGCCTCGACGGTGACGTCGACCGACTTCAGGACTTTGCCGCCCTTCTCGTCCTTGGCCCAGTATTCGAGTTTGAATGGTTTCATACTGACTTTTTCCTGTATATCTGGGGGATAGCAGACCTGTAAATACAGGTCTGCTCGCCAAGTTTTAGAGCAGTTCGAGGACGACAGTGGTGCCGGCCAGGCCGGTACCTTTGACGTTCATCACCCGGTACTTGTGGGTGGCCGGGGTGCCGGTCTTGACCTGCGCCTTGCCGGCAGTGCCGATCGCCAGCTGGTCATCGGCAACCACCAGGTCGCCTACGGCCACCGGCGTTGCGCCCTGACCTGCACCCACTTGAGCCTCGACCCGGAAGCCGCGGTTCCCGCGCGCCACACCGCCGAAGGAGAAGCCACCGGAGGTAGCCGCCTCGACGCTGTCGATGAACCCTTCGATCTCGTCGCCTGCCACGCACAGGACGTGGTTGCCGACCGGACCCAACTTGACAGCCTTGCGCTTGTCCTTGTCGGTGTACTTGGTAGCGGCATCGGGGCCGAGCTTGGTGGCGATGACGTTCAGTCGCTCAGGACTGTGAGTCAGCACATTGAATTCGAAATCAGCCATGGCTGGCCTCCTCAGTTAGTGACGGAACGACGTGGTGACCTGAGCACGGGTGGTGTCCTCGGTCGGGGTAGTGGTCTGCTGACCAATCTTGAAGCGCTTGGCCATGTCGCCCTGCAGCTCATTGAACTGGGCGACTACCTCGGCAGCGGTGCTCTTGGCCTCCTTCGGGCGCTGCAGCGCGGCCTGAAGGTTGCCTACGGCGACCTGGGCGACGGTCAGCAGCGAAGCCATCTGAGCGTCACGGCCTGCCAGCGCCTGCTGCAGGGTGGCGTTGTCGGCCTCGGCAGCTTCCAGCTTGGCTTCCAGTCGGCCGATCTCTTTCATCAGCGCCATGGTGTCAGTGCTGGCCTCAACGGCAGGCTTTTCGGCTTCTGGCTCGTCGCCACCTTCGCCGTTGCCTTCGTTGGCCTCTGGCTCAGTGGTTTCGAGGCTCGCCTCGTATTGCTTGAGCTCTTCCGCGGTCAGGACCGTTTTCGGGTCGGCGCCGGCCGCAATCTGAGCCAGTTTTTCAGCAGAGATGTTCATCTCGAATCTCCGGGGGTCACTGGTGGTGGTTGTGGAAGCGGCGCTTCCGATGAGATCGGCCAGAGTGGTAACTCGGTCGATCAGTCCTACCGCAAGCGCTTCTTCAGCGAAGAAGGTCTTGCCCTCTGCCCAACGATCGCGTTCGCTCATCATCAGGTTTCGGTTGCGGGATACGTGCTCGAGGAAGAACTTGTTGGTCTTCTCGAGGTTTTCCTGGATGTACGCCTTGGCCTTGTCGTCCAGGGTCTCGTACGGCAGGCCCAGGGCCTTGAACTCGCCGGCGCGGAAGACGTGGTACTCGATACCTTCCTTCTCAGCCGCCTTAACGTAGGTCGACAGGACCATGAGCGTGCCGATGGAGCCGACCTCGGCCATGCGGGAGGCTGTGACCCGGCGCGCCGTGCAGGCCAGCCAGTAGCCGGCCGAGAACGAGTGCGAATCGGTGTGGGCGTAGACCGGCTTGCGGGCATCCATCCGGCGGATCGTCTCAGACATCACGTCCAGGCCACGGACGACGCCGCCGCCGGTGGCGAAATCCATCAGGATCTCAGTGATGCCTTCTTCGTTGGCCGCGATCTGCAGCGCGTCGGCCAGCGCTTCGTAGCTGGTAACCTGGCCGGCGAGGTACTCGTGCCACCAACGGTGCGTGTTGGTCAGCGAGCCATGTACCTTGACGACGGCGATGTTGCCGATACGCTCGAGCAGGTAGAGGCCCTTGCGGTCGCTGTAGACGTTGAAGTCCTTGTCCAGGGACGGGCGGCCGTCTTCGTCTTCGTCGTAGGCCAGCTTCTCTGGCGGTTGGCCGGCGTACATCGCCTCGAAGCGGTCGAGCTCAGCCAGCGCCTCTTCGGTGCCCAGCCAGGTGCGGAACTTCATATCGTCTCCTTGGAAACGCCTTCGCCAAACCCCACCGGGGTGAAGCCTTGGTAGTCGTAACGGGTCATTGATCGTCGCCTCCGGATTTGCTCGGAGTGCCTGGGTTCAGCGCGCGGCCGGTCGAACTCTCACGCTCACCTTCTCCGGTCGGCGCGGATTTGCCGTAGAAGCCGGTACCGGCCAGCAACCCGATGAGCCCTTGTGGGCGCACGCCGAGCTGGTAGCAGGCCTCTGCATCGTTGATCAGGCCGTGGCTCAGCAGCTCAAGAACTCGTTTCTGCTTGGTGCCTTTGTAGGCTTCCAGCTCTTCCTCCGGGCGGAGGTTCACTGGCAGGAATTCGAAGTAGACGTGACCTTCCACGCCCAGCAGGCGGACTGCCAGTGTCAGGGCGCGACTCATCACCTCTTCCACCGGTGGGCGAGCTGCCTCGACCACCTTGAGGTAGATCAGCGTCTCGGCGTTGGAGAGCCCCTGTCCGCCGGCGGCACGCAGGCCGCTGACCGACGCCGGCGTCTTCAGCGATGCGCCGAGCAGGTTGCCCAGCGTGGTCAGCATCGGGCTGTAGTCAGCCTTGCTGCCGCCGGTGTCCTTGACCTCGTACTCGACCGAGTCGTAGGCGACCAGGGCGTCTTCAGGCTCCAACCCTTCGAGAGCTTCCTCGACTTGGGTGCGGACCTGATTGAAGAACTCGTTCCGCTTGGCAGGGTCGTTCTTGACCTGGTCAGGCGCCGCGGCAAGGACCTTCTCGCTGAGCAGCTTCGCCACCAGGCGGCTATGCCCAGTGCGGTTCACTGCGCGGTTGGTGTCCTCAAGGAACTCGTTGAAGTTGATCGTGTGCGTCAGGCCTGGACGGAGCAGGCTCACCGCATATGCCTCGTCGGCGTTGCGGTTGTGCTCGGCGATGAAGACGGTCGGCAGGTTCAGGTCGATCTCGCCGTTGTCCTGCGTCGGGTAGCGCCCGCCCTTGCCGTCGGCCTCCCACTGGACCGTGGAGTAGCCCACCGGGACCAGCCGCTCAGGTCCAAACGTCTTGTCCAGTACCAGTTCGACACCGCAGCCGCCGGTGCCGATCACATCGATCTGCAGGGTGGTCAGCAGGGACTGCATGCCCGGCTTATCGTTGAAGCCCTGGCTGTAGTCGTGCAGCGTGCTCAGGCGGTCGAGCAGCGAGTAGGCGGTGCCCATCACTGCCAGGTCCATAGCCCCTTCTGCGTTGTAGCAGGCCAGGCGATAGCCGCTGTTGGCTGCCAATGCCACCATGCTGTTGGCTGCCGAGCTGAAGAGGCCGTCCTCACGCATCAGCGTGCGGATGATGTCGTTGACATCGGACCGCTCGCGGATATCGCGGATCGCCTTCGAAACGTACTGGTTGAGTTCGTTCCGGATCGACTGACCCCGGTCGAAGTCGGATCCTGGGCGCTTCGCTCTGGCCTTACCTGCGAGGTTTCTCGTAGGCAGCACAACATTCGAACCAGCTTGCTGGTACCGAGATGAGGCCGAACCTGGTGAGCGTTTCGCCATTAACTGTATTTACAGGTTTACAGGAATTGGGCGGATTATTGTGGATGTAACCCCTTGACGCAATAGGCTATTTACCCTGGGTGGCTTGCCTGAAATGGCGGATTGCCGCTACCCTCAGAAATCACAGGGATAAGGTGCGAAGCATGCGCAAAATTATTTTCACTGCCGCGATGCTGCTGGCTTTGGCAGCGTGCAAAGACGGGACAGATAGTCGCCTGATGGGCGCCGCGAAGAACACGGACTTCATCGGCAACCCAAGCAGCGTTCAGTTCAGGAACGTCGCCGACGGTGCGCCAGGCGTCGTATGCGGAGAGGTCAAGTACCAGACGGCGGGCGGCCGCTGGGCTGAGTGGGCGCCTTTCATCCTCCAAACGAAGGCGCTAGAGCTGCGTGATCGCTACAGCGATTCGCCGGTGGACGAGCTCAACGAGAAGCTCTGTAACCCTTGATCACCAGCCGGTCCTGGCCGCTGGCTTGTTGCCGGCGTTGCTCCCGACCTTCACCTTTCCGGCGCTAGGCGGCGCCGAGATGATCGCTGACAGGCCGAGGTCCTCGACCAGCAGTGCTGCGACGTTGGCATAGTTCAGGGCATGCACCCAGTGATCGGTGTCACTGGTCTTGACGAACCGTTCGACCATCTCCCCGTCCGGCCCTTTCGCGCGAATCTTCTTGGTGGTCTTGAGGTGCTCGAAGATCTCTTTGGTGAGCTCCTCGCGCATTGGGTAGTGGATCTCCCCTGCGTTGTGCTTGTTCAGCAGCAGCGAGAGCGTCTTGGTCCGGTCAGCGTTCACCACCATCCCATCGGCCTTCTCGTCGATAGGCAAAATGCCGCTGACCTTGCCGACGTACACCACGGCGCGGATACCTTCCCTGGCGCCGACCAGGCTGTTGACCAGGGTGATGTCTGGCCCGGCGTCGATGCACAGCATGGCCATGCGGAAGTAGTCGTAGCGCTCGATCACCTGGCCGGTCGCCGGATTCTCTCGGGTGTTGTGGATCTTCTCGGCCCAGACGACGTGCCAGTGGCGGCCAACCTTCGCCTTGACGACGAAGTGGCAGACCTTGCCGATGTCCATACCGCCGATGGTCTGGCAGGTCACTGCCCATTGGCCAAATATCCACAGATCGACGTCGCTGACCCGCTTGCGGTGCTCGTCGGTTACCGTGAAGTTGTTCTCGGCGTCGCTGTGAGGCAACCCGATGACGAAGTTGTAGAAGTCGCTGCGCAGCGGGTAGTCGCCCATCTGCTTGATGATCGCCGGCGGCGTGTTGTACTTGGGCACGTCCCAGGGGAATACCTGGTAGCTGTGGTCCCACACGTCCGGCCGCTTGGCCACCCACTGGCGGCGCTCTGGGTTGAGCAGTGCCTGCTGCAGGTCTTTTCCGCAGCATGGGCACTTGATGTACGACTCCTGGATACGGAAACGCGGATCGCTGACGTCCTCGCGGCCGAATTTGACGATGCTGTCGTCGAACCCAGGGACGATGAAGTCATGGTCGAAGTCCGGGAGAACCCACTGCTTGCAGCCCAGGCACTTGACCATGTAGTGCATCTGGTTGCCAGCGAGGAAGCCCTTGTTCACGCCGTAGTCGTCAACGGTCGGAGTCGAGAAGCGCATCCGCATGCCACGGTTGCCCATCTCGTCCACCATGCTGGCGTGGCGCAGGCGGGAGTTCAGCTTGCCGAGCACGACCTCGTTGGAGAAGTCCACTTCGTCGCTGATCACCACTTCGGCCGGCACCGAGATCGCGCTGTTGGCACCGAACGAGCCGGTGATATACAGCGTGCAGGTGCCGATCTTCTTCTGGCTCGCGCTGTTGCTGGCCTTATGGACCAGCCCGCTGTAGAAGTCTGAGCTGTCGATCGCAGTGTCGAAGCGGTCCTTGGAGAACGGCATCGCCATATCGCGGGTCGGCAGCGTGAAGATGATCCGGATGTGCTTCATCGTGGCACCCATGGCGATGGTCTTCTGAACCATCACCTCGGAGAGGCCCACCTGGGAGCACTTCTGGACATCGATTCGAGCGCTGGTGTCTCGAATGATCTCTTGCTGGAACTCGTGGTCCTTGAAAGAGTACGGCTTCCCGTTGACGCGGCCGTACTTGAGTACGACCTTGTCCAGCTCACGCATCCCTTCCTCGCGGTTGAGCTGCATCCTGAGTCTACTAGCCGCAGAAGCCGTCATCTCGTCCCCTTACATCTGTGTTGCTGGCAGCTCCTGGGCCGGCACCACGCTCACCGGCAGGTGCACGTCGAACGCTCGTTCCAGGGAGTCGATAAACAGCAGGGCCATGCGGGCGCCTGTATTTGCGATTTGGTCAACCAATCGGCTGCCTGTGTCCGCTGTCCAGGTCCCTTCCGGGGAGACGCGAATTGGCAGAAAACCGAACATCAGGTACTTGTCCATTGTGTTGCATTCCTAGTTGTGAAAGTCAGATCTGTGCCCGCAAGGCTGCCTTGTGATGTCTTTTTGACATTATGGTTATGGGCGGGAACAGATGATGCTCTGGCGCCTGTGGTTTGTCACACTGCGAAATGTCCACTTTTCATGCAGGTCAATATCTGAGCCCGCTGTAAACGCCGTTATTTCAGCCGAAATCGCGGATTAATCCTTTCGTCGGATCAGCTTTCCCCCATCTCGATCCGCTCCAGTTCCGCCAGCAGCGCCTCCTGCTGCGGCCTGGTCAGGTGCGACTCCATGACGCGGCGCAGCGCCTCCTCCTGCTTCTGGATTCGGTCGATCGTGTAGATCTTTGGCAGGTCGCGGACCATCACCTGAGTCACCTTCAGCGACAGGTTCATGGCGTCCTTGAGCGGGATGTCGTAGTCCTCCGCTGTAGCCGTCACCGTGCCATCCGGATTCACGATCCGGCGCAGCACCGTGTCGACCAGCTGGATCTGCTGCTTGAACGTCATCAGGACACTGGCCTCGAGGCCGGCGATCTTGGCCACCATGTCGCGGCGCGCAGACGGGCTCATCGCATCGATGATCGATCGTTGGATGTCCGAGGACAGCATGTCCTGCCGCAGTGCTCCGATGACGTCCTGCACGGCCCGATGGAGGCTGGGGTCGTCGCCCAGCTCGTCACTGCGTCCGTATGGCGTGAGGTCAGTGTGCGGGTTGACCTGGCGCCGGCTGCGGGATTCGTCGGTGGTGTCGGGGCGGTTCAGCATCTACCACCGCCGATGATCAGGCAGAAATTCTCGGGAGTCATTGGTCCGCGTCCTTCGCAGCGTCTGTGCTGCCGTCGCTGTAGGTGGTGCAGCTGCCGTCGCTGTAGGTGGCGCAGCGAAAAGCCGACTCCAGCTCCTGGAGGGCCTTTCGCATCAGGAGCCATGCGGCTATGCCGGCGACGCCGACACAGCTGAGCAGGATGACTACGCCCACTTACGCCTCGACGCGGGTCTGGTCGGGGTTGGCGCTGTAGGTCAGGACGGTGCGGGCAGGTACTTGCACTTCGTGGCCGACTACGCCGCCTTTGACCAGGCGAGCTGCGTAACGGCGGGCGCGGAACTTGCCGAAGCCGCGCAGGGTGAGGTGGCCCTTGTCGAAGGTCAGCTTGCTGATGCCGGCCAGGGTGGCTTCGACGGCTTCCTTGGCAGCTGTTTTGGTCAGGCCAGTGACGCTGGCGACTTCGGCGACGAGGTCTTTCTTGGTGGCGTAGCTCATTGAGGACTCCGATCTTGTGTGATTTCAGGCTGTGAACCTGTAAACCTGTATTTGAAGATTCGGAGGTTATTCGGCGAGGCGGCCGTTGTAAAGCCTGACCGTGCAACTTTTAGCGAAAATCGGCGAATTACTGTGATAACAACATAATCACATATGGAATTTGCAAAAATTTTGCTCGCGGAGGTAGGCGGGCTGCCTGGGGTTTCTATAACCAAAAATAGGGGGCGGGGTTATCTTCTTATGACTTTATATTCTTAACTTTTCCGCGCTTGGCGCTTGTTTCTATCGTTTTGATTGCGTATAGTTCGTTCCGTGGTCAGGCATTCATCGCTGGCCACCGGGGTCGGCTCCATCGCCCCGCGCGGCTCGCCTTGCGCTTGCCTCGACCGTTCTTTAAACCTGCTAGCTTGCCGCTCTGACCGAGCGGCGCATGTTGAGTCACGACGGCGCAGTCTGCGCCGTTGCGGATAGTCTCGCCCATTGTCTGACAAGGGCTGGCGCTACCACTACTGGACGAACCTTCGGCGACACTGGCGCCGATTGCCGATAGTGGAACCAAAGCGCAAGAGACAACACGCCAGACGATATGCGCCCCGGCGGGCATGGCGCCCCCGCTTTGCAGCCTACGGGCATGCAGGGCGGAGCCATGCCCGACGATCGAGAAGACGGCTCGCACTGCATTGGGCAACCCGTAAATACAGGTTGCCGGATCATTAAAAACTCAACGCTCCGACCACCGATCCGCGCCCCCCTTGCGCCTTTTGTGTGTCGCTCGCCTGCTATCGCCGCCAGTGTCGGCAATAGCGCCAAAGTCGAGCGGCGCACGGCGCTACAAACTGGCCTTATCGACCGGAGCATGGAAACGAACCCAGCGGCGGCGATGGTCGCCGCTGGCATTAGTACCTTCGACAATGCGCCGGATTGGCCGGCGCATTGCAGAAAGTATTTAAGAATAGGGGAATTCATTATGTCGAAAATCACTATCACTGTTCGCGGAAAAGTAATTACTTCTCAGCAAGTCGCAGCTTTTGGCAAGGGCCTTGCCGCTCAATCCGACGTCATCACTACATGGGCGAACTACTGCGCTATTCATGCCGTTGCGCACCATAACATCGACCCGCTGAATGCCATGTTACAGAATGGCGCTTTCCGGCTTTCTACCGGCAAGCTGTCGAAACTCGGCGGCGAAGTGGCGGCGTATATCAAAGCGCACGCGCCGCAGATCCAGCTCGACACCAAAACCGGCCGCTATATCGTCGCCCGGATGAAAGCCGATAACCCGCGCTTTCAAAAGTTCGCCAACCCGGCAAACCTAGACGCCGCCGGCAAACCGGCCATTGTCGAGGCCGCCGACTTCGCCCTGACCTTCGACGAATGGCGCACAATGGAAAAGGCCGAAAAGGAACAAAAGCCGGTCACCTTGAAAGCTTCGACCGTCACTGGCCAGATCGGCAAAGTGTTGGAAGCGATCCAACAAAAGCGCCTGTCTGCCAGCGTTGAGGAAGCCGATACACTGCTGGCCGACGTGCTCAAGCTGCAGGCCGAACTGGTCAGCTTGACTGCGAAACTCAAGGCCGATGTCGAGCCGGTAGACGCTGACAAGGCCGCCGAACTCTTGAAGTCCGGCCAGGCTGGCAAGTCGAAGCGCGCCGGCGGCAAAGTGGCGGCTGCCGCTTAAACTCGCCCATTAACCTGTAAATACAGGCGCCCCGAACGGGGCGCCTTGAGGAGTTCACACGATGAAACTAGCCGCAATCCGCGAAGTGGTCCGTGACGCCAAAGGGGGCGCCCGGACCATCGGCGCACTTTTCGAGGTGTGCGCCGCCGATCTGGCGCTGGACCGGGCGCTGGCCGTCGGTGACCGGCTGGCCGTCCGCGCCGGGCTGGCCAGACTGGCCAAGGCCGCCGGCTGGCGTCCGCTCGACGCCCGGTCACTGGCCTGGATGACCACCTAAGCCGCCTTCGGGCGGCTTTTTCTTTTCGCGCGCGCGTGCACGCACGCACATTCGCGCGCCTCGCACCATGAGAAAGCCGCCGAAAGGCTGCTGAAAAAGTCCTGAAACTCCGGCAAAAGTACCGGAAATAGTCGGCAATAGAGCCGAAACCACCAAAACGCCGGCAGTTTCACCCAATAGGTGACGGGAATCTCACCGCCAGAACCGGCTCACACCTGAAGGAATCACGCCATGCAACCGAACCAGCTTGCCAGCCAAGACACCGACCTGCCGCTGCCGAACGTCTACTTCGTCAGCGTCACCCACGCCCTGACTGGCCAGACCCACCACATGTACATTCCGGCCGACTTCAACGGCGCGGCGTTCAAGAAGGTCCAGAACCTCTGCGCTGATCGCCACAACTTCCGGCCGTATCGCAGCAACTCGGTGATCAAAATGCGCCGCCTGAAGCTCTCCGACTACCTGGAGAATCCAGGCGCCCTGCCGGCCGCTGCCGCCGTCGCTGCCGAACTCGGTGAGCGCGACATGCTGGCCGCCTTGGCCAAACGTCCTCAGGAGATTGCAGCGCTGATGGAGCAGCGTGGCGAGGCCATCGACTTCGACGCCCTGGCCAAGGCCTTGGGCGAGCAGCTGCGCACCGTCGATAGCCTGGGAGCCGCGTGATGGGACGTCAGGTAGAAGCACAGCTCGAGGACCTGGCGCTGGCTGGGTGCTTGGTGCAGATCGCCTTTTTCGTCGAGGACGACGAAGGCACCGCGGTGGTCCGCCGCTGCGCCATCGTGGACTTCCCTGACGGCAGCCGCCTCACCAGCGACCTGTGCGACGCCCTTGTTTTCGACTGCCGCAGCCGGCATAGCGCGAACTCCTGGGCGCTTGAGCAGCTCATCGACCTCGGCGTCCCGTTCCGCTGGTCGTAGGCAGGTCATGCGTAAAGGTGGCCAAGGTAAGCCGCACGTAAAGGTGGCCAAGGTAAACCGCACGTAAAGGTGGCCGTGAGCCACGAGGATCCCCCATGTTCAACTTCCAGCCGTTCCGCAGTAACCAGCCCGGCGCCACCCGCGCCCACCTCCGGGACGAGGACGGGCAGCTCGCCGGTGTCGTCTCGTTCGTCCTGGACCAGGACTTCGTCCGCGTCGCGGCCGAAGTCTTTGACCCGGTCAGCTTCCGCAGCGTGCGCCACAGCTCCGCCATGGTATGGGGCGACGGCCGCGTCCTCGTTGACGATGAAGTGCCGGTGTACCTCGTGCATCAGGACCCGCCGCCGCCCGCCTGGGCCTTCTGGCGGGCCGCTTGACCTGTAAATAAGCAAATACATCAATATTGGAGTGCGTCGATATGAGCATCACTCAGCAGCTTGCACACTGGTTCATCGCCCTCGGCCTCGACCCGGCCATGGGCGCCCTGCTCGCCCTCATCCTGCTGGTGGCCATCCCGCTGATGATCGCAGCCGGTATCGTCGCGCTCTTCGAAGAGGACGAGGACGACCACCCGCGCATCGCCCCGCTCAAGGGGGTCCGCCTGTGAGAAAGCTCCTCTTCAAGGATCGGGACCTCGACCTCGTCACCGATTCGACCGACCTCCACTACTGCTTCCTGGTCGAGCAGGTGCTGCCCATCCTTGGCTACCGTGACACCGACGCCCTCAGACGCCGCGTCGGCGACAGCGAGATCGACAGCCACTACGGCAAGCCCAGCGTCAAGGTCAGGGCGCTGATCGACCTCGTCCTCAGTCGGCGCCGCAAGGACGCTGAGGACTTCGGTGAGTGGCTCATCGACCAGTTCGGCGACGAGCCGGACCGGCAGCGCTGGGCAGTTCGTCAGAAGCGCCTGGGCCTGGGCGGGCGGCGCGTCGAGCACATCACCTTCGAGCAGCTCGTCGCAGCGATGGGTGTGAGGTCGGATAACCGGGTGACGTTCCACAACGCGCTGCGCGTCGCTTCTGACGTCGTTCGCAGCGTAGGGCTACCTGGGTTCTGCTTAGGTGGGGAACGCTTCACCATCGACGTCCTAGGCGCCTTGGCGGTCAGGTCGATCGGTGGGGCACGGGCAGCTCTCACGCCGGGCCGGGTTGCCGCCCTCGCAGCCCTCTCCAAAGCGGTGAGCAGGGGTGAATGGATTGAGGAGGAGGTCCTCGTCCAGATCCGGGAAGGGCTGGATGGATGAGATTATGCGTATACATCAATATACGCATAAGGGTTTATAGGCTCTTTCTATATATATAATATTTATTTATTTATTTTATATATATATAGGTATAGGGCTTAGCAGGGGGCCTGGGGAATATAGTTTTGTGCTAGCAAAAGTGGGTATCACTTATGATTAGGACATCGACGAAATTTTTTCTCGAAGCGCCGTTGTCCTTATAATTAGGGGTATCGCAAATTTTTTGCACTTCCCTGGGCACAAACATAACAAAGGGTCGTTTTTCTACTGTTTTGCCGGTACTGAGGACGACAACGTCGGCCAACCCCAGACAGAAATCGCCCAATTCCCGCAATCAAAAACATAGAATTTTCTCTCGGTACATAACAACATACGAAAACTGGCATAACAACTCCCCCAGAGCCACCCTTAATCCCCCACGGAATTTTTGCCCCTGAAAAAATCCGAGAGTTATCCACAGGACAAGGCCGGACATTTCACTCCCCATTCGCTTAAAAACGTGCCCCCATTCGGCCTATGGGGCCGAAGACTTGCTGTACACTTTTTAACCAATCAGTTCATTTTTCACCCATCCAGCTATGGAATTATCCATTCGCTGAGGTTTTTGCTTTCACGCTAATCGCCACCGAGGACGACATGGCCAACGCCACCCTATCCACCCTCCAAAGCCCCACCGGAAAGGTGCGGGTCAAGTTGCAGTCTCTGCCCGCCACGCCCAAGGGCTTCCCCAAGCAGCGTCTCTGCCCGTCGAGCAAGTCGGTGCGAGCCAACTACGGGCTGAGGGCGCCAGAGGTAGCCTGCGCGATGGCGGAAAGCCTGTCGTATGCCTATGCCTCACTGAGCGAGCCGGCGTTCGCGCCAATGGCCTGCGGGCCGTTCACCGAAAGGATGTTGGCGCAGTACGTCGGAAGGTGCCTGTGGAGCTGGGACGATGTGCCGGCGTTCATTCCGCCGAAGAGGGTGCCGCCGCTGCCTATCCAGGCTGCCCAACAGGCTGAGGACAGCACCGCCCAACAGGCAGAGGCTGCCACCGACGGCAACGCCGAACCCCCCATCTACAACCCGGGCGAGGTCTCCCTCTACCACTGCTCCCGCCGCCTGATGCAGATCGCCATGCGCTGCACCGCCCTGTTCCCCGAGGACATGCGATCGGTCAGCCCCCGCCTGTCCTGCAACCTGCTGCTGGGCAGCTACAACAGCGTCGACCGCGCCGTTGCACGGTTCCTGGCAGGCGCTGGCATGGAATACGACGGCCAAGGGTTGGCAGCGGCACTGGCCCACGTCGGCTATGGCGAGGTGCAGGACGGCGGGCTCCCGCCCTTCCACCGGTTGCCAGAGCGCAGCAAAAGGACGGGCTACAGCGTGCGCCAATCGCTGGCCCTGGACCTGGCCGGACCGGAAGGAACGCTGCCCCTGGCCCACGCAATTTTGAGGTCCACGCTGTACGAGGACGACCTGGCCAAGCGCCTGATCGAGGTAAAGGAGGGAGTGCTGGAACGGCTGCGCGAACTGGCTGTGGAGGTGAGAGGCGTCGCCCCTGATGTGGCACAGATGATCGAGGACGGCGACATACCGTACGAAGGCGCCGCGGAGCGCGTGGTGCGGGGCGTCTGGGACCTTGATTTAGGCGTGCTCGACGATGGCATATCGACTGCTGACCCCGACGATGACCTGATGGCGCTCACCTGCCGAATGATCATAAGCGCGCTGGGCACAGGCCACGCCTACATCGGCGCAACGACACTGTTCGCCCTGGCGACGCTGTCTGGTGTGTCGCCGGCGGCATACGTCCGCTATGCCGAGAAAGACCTGGAGCGCCGCGGCGTCACCTACCTGACCAGCGCGACCGTAGGGGAACTGGCTGATCTGGTGGCAGGGGCAGACCTCGAGAAGGAGTCCCGAAGGGGCGTGCTGATCAAGGAGCTGCGCCTGCTCGAGGCCCGCCTGAAGCCGATGGAAGAACTGCTGGAGAAGCGCGGCGAGAAGGTGAAGCGGCTGATGCGGGTCCGCGGATATCGAGTGGCCGAGGAGTGGCGCGGGCGGAAGGGTGTGGCGGACTCGGATGAGGAGTAGCGCTGGCAACGGGACTAACGATTCGTTATTTGCCAGCAACCACGGGGGCTCCCGCGCACTTCAAAGGGTGTAGCGATTCACGACACCCTAGGTACCCGCACAATGTGCGGGTACCTTTGGCAACCAGTATTTACAGCAACACAGGAACCTGACAGTATGGGCCTGCCTCGACGCATCGAGGACCGGGTTTGGCGACCCGAACTGGTAAACTGAATGACAGAACGCCTGTCAGGCGTTTTTCTTTGTCCGCTTTATGGCGGGCTGAGGTGGGAGATCCGCGAGGGTCTGCCGGTCGCTTTCATTCAGAGCATCCAGCCGGTTCGCCAACCCGTCTCAGCCTGCCACCCTATTCTCGGTGGCTCCCGTAATTACAGGAGTTACGCATGTCGAAAGACCTAGCACTGTTCAACTTCGGCTCTAAGGAAGTCCGCGTCGTCACCCGTGAGGGTGAGCCTTGGTTTGTGGCCAAGGACGTGGCGGAGGCACTGGGGTATACCAACCCTCAAAAAGCTGTCCGGGACCACTGCAAGCTGGCCAATTCAGTAGGGGTGAACGATTCGTTCACCCCTACCCTAGACCCTCAGACCACGCTGATCCCTGAGCGTGACGTCTACAGCCTTATCTTCCGATCGAACTTGCCCGCGGCAGAGTCCTTCGCTGATTGGGTATTCGAAGACGTCCTCCCCTCCATCCGCAAGACCGGCACCTACTCCCAGGACCGCTGGGTCGACTTCGCCGAATACTGCAACCTGGTCCGCAAGAGGATCAGCCCACGCAGCAAGACGCTGACCACTGTGCCTCACGCCGTCCGCCACGCCCTGATCATTGCCAGGGCCGACCCCGCGATGGGCGATGCCATGGTGTTTGGCGATGGCGGCGCGTTGTGGGTCCGGGAGGATCGGCTGAGCACGGCGTTCTGTATGTCCGCAGCCAAGGACGGCCAGGTGAGTCGACACCACTTCGAGGCGGTGCGAGAAGCTGAGGAGTACAGCGTGCTGACGAAAGCGGAAGTTCTGGTAAAAGCCAACCCTTAAATAAAGAAATATACGAATACATAGGAATTAGAAAATGGGAATTCACGTTATTGAACAGGAGATGCGCCGGGCGCTGTTTGGTGCGTCGGCAGTGGTGTCGGCACGCCAGTTGATCGAGCGACAGGCATCACCGGCGATCACGGTGACGCTGTCAGTGCGCCGTGATGGCGGGACCATCAAGCGCTTCGAGAAGACGGTGAAGACGCTGAGCCGTCTGGAAGCCGAGATCGAGGCCAAGAAAGCGGCACGGGCTGAGGGTTGGACAGTCTGGTGTGTGCTGGAGGTGGCCGGGCACGACGTCGAGGAGCTGACCGAGGACTACAACCGAAGGATGAACAGAAGATGCTGAGAAAAACCGACGGCCGAGGCAAATGATGAACGTCTTCAACATCCCGACGTGGAAGCTCCGCACCGCCTCAATGCAGCTGTCCAGCATCGACACCGTCCTGGTCATGGCCCTCGTCCTCCGCGAGCACGGCACCGCGAGTGCCATCCGGGCCACGGCCCACCGCCTCGCCGGAAAGGTGATGCGGGAGCAGCAGCCCAAGATGAAGGCGCTGGCCCGGCTACCGGATGACAGAGCGGTCATCCAGTGCGCTCTGAACATCGTCCAGCGGACCACCGACGCCCTGGGCATCCTCCCGGGCCAGCCATTCGTCTTCGGTCAGGTTCCCAAGTGCCACTACAAGCCGATGGTGATGACCGAGAGCGGATGGCAGTGCCAGCACTGCTCGCATACCAAGCCGCTTGCGGCGTAATCAACTGTAAATACAGGAAACAGGATATGAGCATCACCGAACAGAACTGGCAGCAGGACTACCTCGACCTTCACGAGATGTACACCAAGGTGGCCGCCGAGCGGGACATGCTGCAGGCCGAGAATGACCGACTGCTCGAGGGCAAAGTCCAGGACGCCGAGACGATCCATGTGCTCGAACTGACCCTCGCCAAGTGCGTCGCCTCACTCGACCAGCTGCTGCCGTACCTGGCCAAGGTGCCGGTGGACGTCGGCCTGCTGAACGATGCGCTGATGGCGGCGCGGCCTTTGTTGGAGAAGCGGACATGATCGAAGTGAAGACCAGTGAGCTGGAAGGCAAGGCCCTGGATTGGGCTGTGGCTATGTCTGAAGGCGCCACCAACCTGCGCTTCGATACGGTGGCGTGCTGGTGGTTCACCCTCAACGGCAGGGACCGGGTACTGAGCAGCGGCTGGTCAGAGCAACAGAACTACTGCCCATCGACCGACTGGCGCTACGGCGGGCCGCTGATCGACAAGATGGGCGGCTTCGAGCTTAAAGTCTGGCTGGAGTCTAAGCCCGAAACCAAATGCGAAGCCCATATCCATAACTACGATGGTAACTGGATCGTCTTCGGCCCCACGCCCCTCATCGCCGCCATGCGCTGCCTCGTCGCCAGCAAGCTAGGCGACGTGGTGCAGGTGCCCAAGGAGTTGCTTCCATGAAGCCCACCAAGCCCACCAAGCCCACCAAGCCCACCAAGCCCACCAAGCCCAAGAAGCCAACCCGCAAGGACCTGGAGCACCAGGTTCTCGAACTCAAGGCCCAATTGGCCTGCGCCTATGCCCAAGCCTCGCGCGACATCGAGAAGTCCAGGACCGACCACATGATGGCATCCGGCGTCCTGTTGCAGCTCACCGCGCTCGGCGGCCGGGAGATCATCAAGCCGGTGGTCATCCTCGACGGCCTGAGTGACGAGACGATCGAGGCGTTAAGGAAGGACCTGATCCGCAGCTACGAGCTGGCCACGGCATATAAGCCGAAGGGAGGTGTGAAGTGAGCGAGAACCAGAAGACGCTACTGCAACAGGCACTCGACATGTTGGAGGAACAGGCGTTGCACATTGAGGCGCCGATGCTCCCCGCAGGAGAAGAGCTGCTGAAGCGTATCCGCGCTGCGATATCACAGCAAGCCGAGCCAGCCCCGGCGCAGGATGAGCGGGAGGCGGTGGAGCGGTTCAGCCCGACGACCAGCGTGCCGCATTGCGGGCGCGCCTCTGAGGTTGAGGCGTATATGACCGAGGATGACGACGGGGAGTATATGACCGTCTCCCAGCACGAGCGCATCGTCGCAGCACTCACCCGCCCCGCGCAGACCGAGCAGCAGCCGGTGGCTGTGCCGGAGGGCTGGAAGCTGGTTCCTGTTCAACCTACAGCAGAAATGCTGGCGGCCGTCACAACCTCAACCTTTGAGCCTCTGCGCCAGGAAGCCATGAAGATGGCGCGGGAGGATTATCAGGCCATGCTCTACGCCGCCCCCATCGCGCAGACCGAGCAGCAGCCGAAGCATAGCGGGCTAGTAACTGAGGCCATGCGCAACGCGGCAATCGCCGAATACAGCCGCCATGACGGAGACTTTTCGGACTTCGCCGACAGCGTGATTCGCGCCGCCCTGTCCGCCGGAGGCCGTGATGAGTAAGCCCTGCATGATGCCGCAAGGGCATCCGACGCACTGCGGCTGCGAACAACCGGACGCCTTCGAGGTCGCCAGGCACTCCAAGCGCCTCGTCGAGCAGCTGCGCGCTGAGAACACCAGACTGAAAGCAGAGTGCGAGCAACTCAGCGAAACCGTGATGGGCCAGGAGCGCGTCATCGAGGACCTCGAACCAGACGCCCGCCGCTACCGCACCCTGCGCCAAATGCACTGGAACGATGGGCCGCTGGCCGTGGTGGCGAACCCCAAAGCCAGCGTAAAGCTCGGCGCAGATTGCCCGAGCGGCGAGCGCCTGGACCAGATGCTGGATCAGATTGACGAGCAGAGGTATCCGCGATGAGCACCCGCGAAGAAATCAACACCCAAGCCGGCCCCTGCCACGACCTCTCCCGGGAGATCCTCGGCACCGACTGGTACGACACCGAGTCGGCCGCGCGCCGGGTCATCGAGTGGATCGTCACCCAGCCCATCGCCCTTTGGCAGTACCAGGCCGCCGACGGCACATGGTGGGACATCCGGGCGGAGTGGGTCGAGCTGGCCAAGCGCGACGGCTTCGCAGTGCGCCCGTTGTATGCGGCGCCGAGGCCTGCCGAGAAGGCGACTGACCTGTTTCTCGGCGACAAGGTGCTGAACTGGAATCGCCTGCAGATGACCCCGCCGATCGCCATCGGCCAGGAGTACTTCGTTGCAGAGTCGGTGATGAAGCTGGCAAGAGGAGAAGGCTGATGAGCCTCATGGAGAACGTTTCCGACGTATACGAGCAGGAAGACGCCCAACGAGTAGAGGCCATTGCATCAACGCTGATGCAACAGTTCTACGACCGCGTGCTGACCCAGGAAGCGGGAGAGAGAACCACACTTCGAGCACTAGCCCGCAGGGGTGAGCCACGAGCAGCTCGCTGCGTCCAGGCCGCTGCGGTGATCGTCAATTTCATGCGAGAGGAGCTGACGTGATGGCTGACGACTACATCTACGACGTGCACCACGTCGCCCGCGACAACGACGGCAGCCTTATCTGCCGGTGCCCGCACTGCCAGGACATCACCGGCCTGGACAGCTACGACGTGGAGGACGTCCAGGGCGAGCAGTACAAGTGCCGCTGCGGAGGCTGGTTCCAGATCGACAGCTGCGCCCGCCGCGTGAAGGGCGAGTTACCGGCAAACAAGGGGATTCCCGATGAGTGAGCCACGCCGATTCCTCGTCGGCCAGATCGTCCGCTGCCCCGCCGACCGCGGCGACGCTGGCTATCAAGGCACCGTCACCAGCGTAGGTGAGCCGCTGCCCGGCAAGTCCTACCGGTGGGTCGAAGTCCAGCACCCCCGGGGCACCAAACACGTCTGGCCGTCGAATCGGTTGGGCTGACTTCCGACCTGTATTTACAGCAATAAGAACATAAGGAGTTCACATGAGCACCGGATACAACCTAGCACTCGCCGACGGCAACTCCGCCTGCATGATTGAAGTTGCAGCTCTGGCCTACGAGTTCGGCCGCCTGCTCAACGATCCGCCGTCGCAGTCATACGTCTACATATACGGCACTTCATACGACCGCATGCTGGCTGGCAGCCTGCGACTGGCCATCCACACCGCCCTGGTGATCGACAAGTACCTCGAATCGTTCGATGACGGCGTCTTCACCTATGAGTGCATCGAACTGCCAACTGAACTGAGCCCCGGCGCAGGAGCTGACACGCTGACCAAAGCGGTCTGGGATCGCATGACCACAAGCGACTGGAACCGCCTTTCGGAGAACTTCGTAGTGCCGGCCTGGTTGGATCAGGTGGTGCGCGACTGGTTCTACGCCACACCAGAGCGGTTCACGCTGCGCAACTGACCCGTATTTACATAAGTACATAAAAACATAAGGAATTCACATGGACACCCGCAAACTGATCGTCACCAACCCCGACGGCATGGTCGCCAAAGGCCCTGCCGATCGCCTCGAGCACCTGCTCCTCAACCTCTGCGGCGGCGGCTGGAACGCCAACGAAACCGCCGAGGCCATGCGCCTCGGCCAGATCGTCCGAAGCGGCGGCACCGCCGAGAAGAAGGGCTGGAAGCTGCGCCTGGAGACCCGTTACACCCTCGTGGTGGCGCCGGGCAGCAGCCAGTGCCGCCTCTACCTGATGCCCTACCCCATGCGCCCCGGCCAGCACCCGATGCACCTGGAGCAGCGCTTCCAGGACGAGTGGGAGCACGTCGGCATGCTCAACAGCCAGCTGAAGGTGGTCTACCTGGACGAGCGCCTGCATCACCTGCACAGCGAGCTGGAAGGCTCGATGGGCGGCACCTATTTCGAGCTGGACGAGCAGTTTCAGTTCGTCGACGGGCCGGCGCTGGCTGAGGGGGCGGCGTGATGACCACCCTCTACGTTGACGGCGTGCCCCATACCGTGGTGCGCGAGATCCCTCGCACGATGGCCGACCACGGCTTCCAACGCATCGTGCTGGCCAAGGAAGGCGGCGTGCCCTGCATGCAGGTCAGCGTGCCGGCCCAGTGGTACGAGCGGCGCATGCGCGCCGGGGTAATCACCGGTGGCCGTCACCTCTCCTTCCGCGCCGGAGGTGGCCAATGACTTGGAAACCCCAGCCGATGGGCGCCCGCGGCCTCGACCAGCGCCTCACCAACCGTTGCGACATCTGCGGCCGACGCCGCGGTGGTGGCAACAAGCTCGATCACAGCAAGTGTGCCCGTCTGCGGCAGAAGCGAGGTTGACCATGAAAATCCACACCTTCAACACCGGCCGCGAGTACACCAAATACGGCCAGCGCATCGCCTGGGCGCTCCTGCTGCGTGAAGTCGGAGGAGGCAATATCGTCGCCTTCGTTGACGCTGATCGAGGCGTCAGCAACGTGGTGCGCGTCGACGGGCACATACTGCCTGACAACCTCGACGTGCTGAACCAGTACGACAAGTGCGCCTATCTGCGCAACTACCTGATCCCGGGTGACGTCGAGGACGCGCTGCGCGATGCGGCGCTGGCTGCAGACAGCCTGTGGGAGGACTGACCCATGCTCGCCCAAAAGACCTACTGCGGGCCGAACCCGCAACTCAAAGGCAAGACAGCTCTGGTGCAGGACGACCCAGTCACCTGCGACGGCGGCAACTTCGGAATGGTCCTGGCTCAGTTCGATGACCTGGAGCTAGAGGTCGACGGCAAGCACCTCGCGTTCGACTGGCACCTGTTCGACAGGAAGGAGTTCTGCTGATGCCCGCCCTCAAGCAATACCCCATCTACACCTTCGACGAGCTCTCAGACGCCGCGAAGGAGAAGGCCCGCGAGTGGTACCGCAACGGCCAGCTCGACTACGACTGGTGGGAGTTCGTCTACGAGCAGGCTGACACCGCCGCCAAGCACCTGGGCATCGACATTGACCGCAAAGGCAAGAACACGCCGTCGATCTACTTCAGCGGATTCTGGAGCCAGGGCGACGGCGCCTGCTTCGAAGGCTCGTACCGCTACAAGAAGGGCTGGCGGTCGGCTCTGCTCCACGAGTTCGGACCCGGCGACACGCTGAACGAGCTGTTGAGCATCGGCCAGTCACTGCAAGAGATCCAGAGCAAGCAGTTCTACAAGCTGGAGGCCACTTGCCGGCACCGCGGCCACTACCAGCACAGCGGCTGCATGAGCGTCGAGGTGACCCATGCAGACAGCATGTACCGGGACATCGGTGATGACGAAGACTACATCCGGGACGCGCTTCGGTTATTCGCCGACTGGATCTACGACTGCCTCGAGAAGGAGCACGACTGGCTCACGAGCGACGAGCAGGTCGACGAGGCCCTTCTTGGCGGTGGGTACACGTTCAATGAGGACGGAGGGTTTGAGGGATGAGCGATCACACAACGACCATCGAACTGACCTGGTTTGACGCCAGCGAAGTGAGCACCGCGACCATGGAAATTCTGGACGATGAAGCGCTTGAGCACGCCTGGAAGATGATCGGTGAGGGCTACCGTGAAGGCGAGCTGCATTCGATTTATCACAACAGCCGAGGCGACGAGCGTGCGATTCGTGGCTGGTGGCGGAGGATTGAGGGATGAAGACTGAACCCATGCGCTTCACCAACTACTACCGCCACTGCGACGCCGATTGGCAGGACACCTGGTCCTGCCAGTGCAACGACGAGTGCCCGGTCTGCGGCGCCGAGATCGAGCCATACCACTCGGACGACATCCCGCGCGACTTCACGGTGGTCTTCTACGCCGCTGGCGACGAGGAGATGAACGAGATGCACGAGTTCTACTGCCAGGCGATCAGCGAGGAAGACGCCGAGGAGCAGTGCTTGGCTGCGAACCCAGGCTGCACGACGACCCATATTGAGGAAAGTGAGGACTACTGATGGCCGTCCAAATCCCCACCAAAGCTCCAACCTACCGCCTCGGCATCGACGTTGAGACCCACTCTGCAAGCACCCTGGTCCGCCGGCTTGGCCAGTTGAAGACGACTTTCAACATCAGCAACGCCGGCGCCTACCGGGAAGACCCCGGCTACACCCAGGTCTGGGTCGACACCCGCATGACCGAGGACGAGCTGGAAGACTGGCTCTACCGCGCCAAGGGCATCGACTACGTCGGCGTCTGGCAACGCCGCGAGGATCAAATCGCGGCCTGATCCCTGTAATTACAGGAGTAAGCGTTTATGGCCTGGCAGATCTTGTATCGCCGGAACGGGCACTGGCTGCCCGGGAAAACTCACCAGCAAAAGAAGGACGCCGCCGAGCAAGCCATTCGTGAATGGCAGCGACAGGCGTTTGAAGGATATCAACTGAAGGAATTGAAGTGATGGAAACCCCGACAATTGCCCAACTCAACGACGCGCTACGAAAGGACTGGATCGGCGGCAGCGTGGTGATGACCAGTGGAGTGGCCAACCACCCAGCCAAGGAAGAAATCATCGCCGCGGTGCGCGCCTTCGACGATTTCACCGAAGGTGATGACCCTTACGGCGAACACGACTTCGGTGCCCTGGATGTCGCCGGCGAGCGGGTCTTCTGGAAGATCGACTACTACGACCCGCTGTACCAGTTCGGCTCCGAAGACCCCAGCGACCCGGCCAAGACCGGCCGACTGCTGACCATCCTGCTGGCCGAGGAGTATTGAGCATGATCAACCCGATCGAGGCGTACCGCGACGCTGGCCGCCGCGCAGCCAAAGCGCGAAACGAGAAAGATGAGGCCCGATACCTGCACGAGCATGGCTGGTACCACCGGGCGCGCTCCCTGGAGCGCACAGAGGATCTGCCGGAGGTAGTCGCCGCATACCGGGCAGGATGGGACGAAGTCCGCCACGTCCCCACGTTCAAGCCGTTTCGCTGAGGAGCAGGTTATGCAAAGCATCAGAACGCTGGCCCGCCGAGCGTATAAGAATCGGTACGCATTTGACCGGGTGACTGTGGCCAAAACAGGCGAACTCAAAGGCTGGTTTAAGGGGTACACCGCCACAAAGCTCGGCCACATCGACGACTGCCGAGCTGTACTAAACGAGCGGCGCACAGGCGTCCGCTTCTACAACCGGGACTTTCTCGTCTACACATTCGGGCCGGAGGTCGCAAAATGACCAAAGCAATCATTCACCCAGAACACATCCTCGGCACCGGTCGCTTCATCTACATGGTCATCGGCCGCATCCCTGGCGATGACGACGACACCGCCATGTTGGTTGCAGCTGAAGACACCAGCGAGGCCGCGGATGGCTTCTGCGCGGCGCTTCTCGAAGAGGAAGACCTCACTGATCGAGAGCTCAGCATGCTGAAGAGCCAGTACGGCGACACGGTGTACGTCACCGGCTGCCATCTCGTAGGGGAGTTTGAGGAATGAACAAGCGCTATCGCATCGAGCAGAACCGCAACCGCACCGAGTCCATGGAAGGCGCCAAACCCCTGCGCGTCGAATGGGCTGCCCGCCGCGCGGAGGCGGAAGCCAAGATGAAGGAGCTGAGCCAGGACGGACAGTTCTACGCCGCGGTGTTCCTGCACCATGACGGCGAGGTAGTAGCCGAGACGGAGGACGCCCAATGCTAACCACCATCCCCTTCTCCGGCTTCTACCAGAGCTTCCACGACGCGGACCTTGACGACGCGCTGGACCAGATGTTCACCGACCACGCCACCTGCTGCACCGTGAACCACAAGCTCCGCGACCGGGCCTTCGGCGCCTGCCAGTGGGGTCTCGTGCACGGCAACTACGCCGCGGAATATGCCAAAGCACTGGCCGCCGAGTTCAAGATCGCCCTGACCTTCGAGTCGCTGAAATCGCCGCGCGAGTACAACTTCGACACCGACCGGATCTTCTGTGAGATCGAGCTGGACGAAGTGAAGCGCATCCGCGCAGAGACCAGCGAAAAGGCTTTCCGCGACAAGGTTCGCGAGCGATTCACTCCCTGCGACGGCTTCATTCCCTTCTACTCGGCCAACCTCGACAACTGGGACGAGATCGAGATCTGGGACCACAACGAGGTCGGCACGCTGATCGCAGCCTACATCGACGAGCAGGCGATGGGCTTCGATATGTGGACAGAGCACGACCTCATGGAGTCGGCTCGCTGCAACGGAAGGCTGGACGAGTGGATCATCCAGGCCACGCCTGACATCGGCCGGCTGTTCACCATTCACGACTACCTGCAGGAGCGCGCAGCATGACCTGGAAATGCCCTAAGTGCAGAGGTGACAACCTAACCGTCGTCGTCGAGGTTGAGGCCCGACTGTTCCAAGACGACGACGGTAACTTTGAGACAGAGCCAACCCATCACCACGAGTGGGGCAGCACCTCGTTCATGAGGTGCCGTGAGTGCGACCACTGTGGAAATGCAGGACAGTTCGAGGTGACGCCATGAACCGCCCCGAACTCTGCGACATCTCCTTCGTAGTCGACGACGCGCTGGCCGAGCACCCGGTCTCCGCAATCAAGGACCGCTACGACGTGACCTACGTCGGCTACCAGGCCGGCTTCGAGATGCTCTTCGTGGCGGTGATCAGCTGCCTGCCAGGCTGCGTGGTCGAGCCTGACGAAGCCTGCGAGATCGCCACCGACCTGCTGCTCGAGAAGAAGTGGTTCGCTGACGAGAGCCAGACGGAGCCGTCGATCGTTTTCCCGCCGATTCGGTCGGCGGCTTAGAACTGTAATTACAGGAGTAACACGATGTCACTTCAAGCAGAAAAACTGGCCCTCGGCCTGATCCTGGGCAGCCTGCACAACATGGGCTGGGAACACTATGAGCTGGACGACGGCGAAGGCTGGGAGTTCGTCGGCGACAAGTCGACCGAGCTGGTCGTCGAAGACTGCGCAGCCGTGGAAATGTGCACCCTGCGCATGCTCAAGGACGGTGACCAGACCGCCGTCATGCTGATCGTGTGGGGAAACAGCCCGAGCGAATTGATCGCCGACCACAGCTGCAGTCGTGGTTTTGACGATGACGTGGACGCCGCGCTGAAGACAATCTGGCCGGCGTGGCCTGATGTCGATCCGGCTCACGAGTCAGAAGGATACCTGCGGCTGCAGATTCACGGCCGACAGGTCGCGGCCGAGGCGGGGAACTGACCAATGCCAACCAACATCTCAACGCCACTACCCCACTACGAACTCACCGTCGGAAACATCGGCACCGTCTACCGCGGCCCGCTCGAGACCACCGCCAGGATGGAGTTCAACGAGTACGTCAGGCTCAGCAAAGCCGGGTTCGGCCGAGTAGCCGGCGAACCGGTCACCCTGTTCAAGGACGGCGAGATCATCAAAGAACACGCCCCTGAACTCGTCGACTGAACTGTATTTACAGGATTAAGGAGAAAGGTATGGAAACTATGCGTATCTACGTCGCATGCCTCGCCAGCTACAACAACGGCCGGCATCACGGCGAGTGGTTCGCCCTCGACGACTACGTCGACGCGGAGGATCTGGAGAAAGCTGTGAAGGAGCAGGTGATGATCACCAGCCCATATCCGAACGTGATGGTCGAGTGCACCGCCTGCGGCGGCGACGGCATCAACCCGAACGAATCCGACAGCATCTGCAAGACCTGCCACGGCACCGGTGAAGTCCCGTCCGCCGAAGAGTGGGCCATCCACGACCACGAAGGTTTCCCCGAGGGCAGCGTCGGCGAGTACACCAGCTTCAGCAAGTTGTACGAGATCCGCGAGCGCATCGAAGAGGCCGAGGAAGAGTTCGGCGACGACGGCCAGGAGATCCTGGAGGCGTTCGAGTATTGCTTCGGCGACAACGACACGCCGATCAGCACTATTCGTGAGGCCTACCGCGGCAAGTACGAAAGCGGAAAGGACTTCAGCTACGAGCTTGCCGAGGAGATGGGTGAGATCCCGAAAGACTGCGACCTTGCTCATTACATCGATTGGGAGCACGTCTGGAACGCCCGGGACCGGCACTCCTACTCCGAGCACAACGGCCACTTTTTCCGCAGCGATTGGTGAACCCCATGAAATTTACAGGATTCAAGGTAATCCCCTCGATCCGAGTTCGCTTCTTCGACGATGGTGAATTCCACTACGAGATAGCCGACGACCAAGACCCTGCCGCACTCGAAATCGCCCGGCTTGCCGAGGTCGAGGCCGACTGCGAGTTGCCAGAGGCCATCGAACTGCGCTGGGCGCCCGGCTCAGCGCACATGGCCTTCCGTGATGTGGACAGTGAGGAAGGTGACGAATCACCGGTCAGCGGAGACTTCTACGGCTTCGGCGCAATTCTGCAGGCCACCTACGAGCAGGACGGACAGACCCACAGCTTCTCCTTGTGTGAGGGCGATTTTGTGGAGCGCATCGAGCAGATCTGCGCCGGCCTGAATGCCCTCCTCGCACCGGTGCGGATCGTCGCCGACGTCTCCGGCGGCGCGCTGCACGGGACATACGCTGATCGGCCAGCGGTTGTGCTCTACAAGAGCGATGACCCGGATGACGTGATGGACTTCGAAGCTACGCACGGCGAGCACAGCCTGCTCAAGAGCATGGGCGACGGCTACGTGGCGCACTGGACCCACGAGGCCGAGTTGTTCAGCGACATCGTCGACCACTACCACAGCCAGGTGAAGCCATGCCGATGACCCCTCGCCGCGGTGACTACGTCCGCAGGGCTGACAACCACACCATCACCGGCATCATCCTCAAGGTGAGTCGCAACGGAACGATGGATGTTCAAGGCCCATTCCGCCCCCTCATCAACGAAAAGATCAGTGACTGGCAGCTTGCCAGAGGTGAAGCATGAACCGATTCCAAACCGCCAAGATTGCCCAGGCCGGCGCCTGCAATCCCATCCCACTCGCCAGAGGCCTGCAGCAAGCGATCTACGAAATCCGCGATGCCGGTGGCGACACCAACGCCATCCTGAACGACCCCGCCTGCAGGCTGATCGTCCACCAGCTGGCCCACCTGTTCCGAACCCACCCGTTCGAGGACTACGTCGAGGCAATGAACGAGGTTGAGGCCAAATGCAACGAGTCAGCGAGTTAGAGGCCAGGATCGCGGAACTCTACGAGCGATGGGACCCACTGGCTCTCAGCGCCGAGGAGTTCCACAAGCTGGACGACGAGCTGTATGAACTCGAAGAAGAACTGCTACGCCTGCTCCTGGAGGACGGGTCATGTCAGAAAAGTATGCAAGGCTCCTCAGAGAGGTCGCCCACCACGAGTCGTCGGTGTTTCCAGGCGCGTGGTGGCTCAGCAACCGGTTTAGGGTCATCGACGAAGAAGGGCGAGACCTGATCGATCCCGCCCAGTGGCCGCAGTTTCGCAAGCGTGCCGAAGAGCAGGTGGCGGAGCTCGGTTACCACCTGCTAGGGGAGGACACCGACGACCGCCGGCGACTGCTCATCTACCGCGCCGCGAAGGACTTCGACCAGGCGCTGCTGATCAAGCGGGATGCCTGGCGCCGAGGGCGAGACTGCCTCACCCGGAAGTTTGAGAATGGCAGCTACGGGACCTGGGAGGTCTATTCATAGCGGCCAACCTGTATTACTGTATTTCCTTATTAAATTAGAACCTGGAATTCACTATGACCCTGACGAAAGAAATCCGCAAAGACCTGGCCGCCAAGCTCACCGCAAAGGCGATCGAGAAACACGCGCCGGCCATGGCCAAGAAAGTCAAAACCCTGAACACGAAATTCACCGAGGTGCATGCCCGTCACCTGGCGTCGCTGATCCCGGAAGTTCCGGAGAGTAGCTGGAACAAGATGATTCAGCTGCGGATTGCGACCTCCACACATGGCGGCGAAGTGACCGTCTACCCATCGGGGCGCGATGCAAAGGGAAACCTGAGCAGTTCTTCGCACTATCTCGGCGGACTCCCAAGCAGCTGCAAGGTTCCCGAGGACGTGTTCAACCGCGTCAAGCGCAAGATGATGGACAAGTGGAGCAAGGTTTTCGAGTGCTTCGACGTAAGGCACTCGTACCGCGATGAAGTCGTAATTCAGTCGTTTGACCCCCACTTCGACCGAGTTCTTCCGACATTCGAGGCTTACAACCGCATCAACCTGCGCAGCCTAGAGCCCGAGAACATCAAAAAAGTCGACCAGCTCGAGCAGGCCCGCATCCGTGCCCTGGCCCCCCTGGTCAAACAGGTCGACGAACTTTCTGCCGAGTTCATGTCGATCCTGACCCAGGCCCTGGACTACCACGAAAAGGTCAGCGACCTGCTCGACGCCTGCCGCACAGAGAAGCAGCTCGCAGACCTGTTCCCTGAAGCCGCTGCAATGCTGCCGCAGCGGGCGAAGAAGGCGCAGCCGGTAGTGCCAGTCGAACTGGCCAAGAACGTGCGCCGCATGCTGGCCGAAGGCGTTCCGGCGTAGCCGCCGGTATGGCTCGCTTCCTCGCCGGCTGGGCGATGGCAGCGTACACGCTCGGCACTTGCCTGCAGCTAATGGGACCCGTAGTTGCAGGCCCGTTGCCAGAGCCCACAGCCATTCACAGCTGCCCGACAAAATTGGTCATCCACGGAGTAGGTAAGGACCTGAAGAGTTACCAACGAACACTCGATCGCTGTTCCGGGGAGGGGATGGCGAGACGATAGCTATATAAGAAAACTTGAATATTGAAGGAATTGAAGATGAGAATATCTGTCCAGCACACTCCGCAAGGCCCCATTTACTTCCGCGACGGCGAGCCGATCACCTGGCGCGAGGTGGCAGCTGAAACATGCCTAGATCGCAGCCTGTCTCGCCTGCTGCTCAAGAAAGCCGCGGCATCCGGCGAAGACATCGTCGATCTACGCACCTGGAGGGACCGCAACGTCCTCATCTGGAAGCTCGAGAATGAGCTAGCCGCGTCAGCTTGACCGTATTCCTGTATTTACACAAATAATGTAAACCAGTAGTATGGGCAACCTCAGACAGGGGCAGACACCAGAGTGAACGACGCAGTATCCAAGGTGCTTGAAGCACTCGAACAGACGCCCCGCCAGGCAGAAGACCGCCACGTCGAGGCGAGCCTTACCTTTGAGATGCCGTATGCCCTGGGCTGCGGCTCGGCAAGCCTGCTTGCCAGGAAGATCGCCCACGACATCCGCCGACTCGAGATCATGATGGAGAAAGAGAGACCATGAGCGAGGTAGCCAAGAAATTCATTTCCACGTCAGAGCTGTGTGAGCGGTACGGGAAGACCTCCCGCACCCTCGCCCGCTGGCCAGAAACTCGAGGGTTCCCGAAGCCGGCCATCAGTCACAACGGCTCCGAGAACCTGTACCTCCTCGAGGAGGTGGAGACCTGGGAAGCCGGGGCAATGCGAAAGGAGGCTTAGGCCTCCTTTCTTTTTGGCGGGGTCGCCACGATCTCCATGACCCTGTCCCACCACTTTTTGTAGGCAGCAGCCTGCTCATCTATATATAGGTGGCGGTCGTACACGCCTTGCATCCCCTGCAGGGCGTGACCGAGCATCACTTCAGCAACATGCACATCCGTCAGCGTCGAGAAGTTGGTCCGAGCTGTCTTGCGCAGGTCGTACAGCGACCAGTGCTTCATCTCGACGCCGTAGACCCTCTTCACGTTCCGCATCACCGACGCCGGCATGCTCAGCGTGGCGTTCACCTCGAGGGGCTTTGGTGCCTTCTCCTGCGTGAACAGCAGATGCGAACTGCGCGAGTGCCGTTTCGCTTCATCGATCAGCGGGCGAATCTCTTGGATGATCGGCCTGTAGATCCCGCGGCGAACTCTCTTACGCACCTTGTTTTTCTCAGGCGGCACGGTCCACACGCCGGCTTCCATATCGAGATCTTTGACAGGGTCCAGCTCACGCAGCTCCACTCCTCGGCAGCCAAACAGCAGGAGCAGCTTCAGGAATATCTTCGTGCCCGGCGCCATCCTGGACGCCTCGACGCCATACCAGAACAGCCTGATCTCTTCCTCGCTCAACGCCCTCCCGGCCGGCTCCTTCTGGATCATCAGGTCTTCGGCCACCGACACATCGATCAGCGGCTTGGTCTTCATCAATCCGCGGCGGTGCGCCCATTTCTGCATCTGTTTGGTGGTCTGCAGGATGCGCTCAGCGATTGAGGGTGTGTTGTCGGCGATGGTCTCTATCAGGGTGAGCCACTGGTGGGCAGTCGTTTGATCGGCCGGCAGTTTTCCCAGCTTCGGGAAGACGTGGATCTCGAAGCTGCGAAGGTAGTCGCCAGCCTGGAGCTTGTTCTCCACGCAGTAGGTCCTGTGCCATTCGCGGTACAGCTGCTCGTTGGTCCAGACCTGAGCCACTTCCTCGCGCTCCGAGCTGCGTACATGACGGGGGTCTTTGCCACGCTCCAATTCTGTACGCAACCGCTGATGTTCTGTACGCGCTTCACGCAGCGAGAGCAGCGGGTATGTACCCAGGTCGAGCCGGGCCGGCTTTCCGCCGAACCGGTAGCGCATCTGGAAAACGATCTTGCCTGTGGCGGAGACCCGCACGCCCAGGCCTTCTCCGTCTGCCTTCTCGATCGCCGTCTCGTGCGGCTTCTTGTGATGGGCCTTCAGCCAGGAGTCTGACAAAGCCAT